TTGCTGAGCGGTAAATTCCATCAATTTATATTTCTATTGTAAAGTACTAATAATCAGATACTTATGTGTTTATTAACTTTACGTGAGTAACAAAATAGTAACATTCAAATGTTAAATTTTGAAAAGTAACACATTTGTATCATTGCAAAAGTAGTGATTATATTTTATACCGACAACTACTTTAACCAAGATTAACCATTCTAAAAATATGTTGTACTCTATATCAGCTATATATCCACTAATACTAAAATCTCAATATTTTACAATTTAGTGATTTTTTACATTTGGTAGTTTCAAAAATTGCTTCTATCTTTGCATCGTCAATGTTACGGTTGGCAGACTAAAGTAGTCCTCCTTTCAAGGCTTTTTTTATTAAGCCTACAAGATATGAACCTCAGAGTCGTTGTCCGTAACCAACACTTTGGGGTTCTTTTTTTTATGCTATGCAGTATATAAATATAACTATAGAACTTTTGAAAGCATACTCTTCAAGCAAGAGCATGAAAGAACTTCTTGCAGTTGCTATCTGGATAAAGATGCAGCATAGTAATTCTGTAATGTGGAATGTTACGGAATATAGATTAAGAAAGGAGTTACATATTGGAAAACCAAAAGCAGAAAGACTTATTCAAGATATGAAGGATGATGACTTGTTTACCGTTGACGGAAACAAGGTTATTGTTCGTTCATTTCGTGACAACACGATAAAGTGGACTCGTAAGGGGCATGAGTATCGTGGTGCTATGGTCTGTAAGTTTGAGGTGAAAGAATATACATTGAAGGAATTATTCAATCTTATTAATGAGAAGCTTTTTGAGTTTCAGATTTGTGCTGCCGAGCATAAGGACTGTTGCATGAAAGCACCTGAGGGTGAAAAAGTCGGTGCCAAAGGTAAAGCTATCACAATAAAGCAATTTCAGAAGGCTCTCAATACAAGTAGTAGTTCTATTTCAAGAATCAAGAAAAGGCTTATTGCCAGTGGAAGAATTAATTCTTCTCTTGCCGAGAAACATTCCTTTGATATAAGGAATAACGAAGAAACAAAGAGAACTTTGCTGAGAACGAGAAAAACAAAAGCTGATTTCATTATTGGTACTCTTGGTTTTGTAGTTCTTGCCTGTTCTTATTCTATCGCTGATAGAGCGGTTTCGGATGGATTCAGACATCTTATCTATGGCAAGCAGAGTGAAAAGGTTATTCAGAGAGACATGAGTATTGGAGGAATCCCTGACGGATTTTACTGTTAATTGCTTAGGTGTTTATTTTGGTAATCTACATTGAAAGAAAGAAAATATATTAATTAAGTTATTAGTTATGGATAAACCTACCTATGATAAGTTCAAGAGATATTGTATATCGAAGAACTATGGAACAGATGAGTACATCAAAAGTCTTTATGATTATCTTGATGATAGAAAGTGGAAGAAGGCAAATGGAGGAGAACCTGTAAATTGGATGATTCTCACTGATGCTAATTTTGGTGTATTCAACGCTAAGGGAAAGTTCTCAAGTGCAATAAGAGCAAAATTGGCTGAAAAGTCGGAAGATTTCGACCCTGTAGAGCCATTTCCTGATAATGGTATGAACTATGTTGCTTATACGGATGGAAGTTGTGACAATCATTCTAAGTATAAGGCAGGAGGTTCTGCTTATATCGTATTGAAGGATGGAGAGATTGTCAAGATGAAGAATCACGGCAGATTGCAGACAACCAACAACCGTATGGAGTTGCTTGCTATCATCAGTGCAGCTAAGTCTTGCCCAGATAGTTCTTATCTTGATGTTTATACAGATAGCCAGTACTGCATACTTGTGTTGGGGAAGAGCACTCCACCAAAGAAGAATCCTGACCTCTACGAGTTGTACAAGAAATGCTCTGCTCATTTGGCAGGAGTTCGTTTTCACTGGGTGAAAGGTCACAATGGTGACAAGTATAATGAAATGGCAGATGATTTGGCTTATGGTGCATACTGTGACATCTGCGACCAATATAACATTGAAAAATCAAAAAGACATTAAAATTTAGGCTTATGGAAAATAAAGAAAAACCAAAAGTCCTGATTGATTTGGATAAATATCAGGAGTTGCTTGAAAAAGCAAACCTGAATGATAAAACTATCCAAGAATATAAGGATGCTTCTTATAATGCAGGGTATAAGAAGGGATATATGAAAGGAAATGATTTATGCCAGTTAACTGTTCGTCAAGCGTGTTCAAGGTTGCAGAAAACGTTGGATGATTTTTTTGAAAATGTTTCTGGTTGTTCTATGTTAGGCTTTTTGCGCTTTCGTGTTGACAGCTTCTTCCGAGAAAAGATAAAGTCTTATGTGACTGAAAGTTTTTATTCTTTGCTTGAAGGGAGGTGGACTGATTATAGTCAATCAGGAGGAATTAATTGTAAGGTCGGACAATGGAACGGAAGAACTTATATCTTGCCGAGTGATTGAGAATCCGATAGAATCCTTAAAATAAATAATTATGGTTTCAAAATCAGCTAAATATTATCAGACTCACCCAGCAGCAAGGGCGAGAAAAGCGGCTTACGACACACGTTTCGAGTCTTCTCCTGCTCAGAAGGCTAAGCGTAGGGAACTGGCTCGGCAAAACGCTGCCCACGACAAGAAGTATGGTGCAGCTTCTCGCAAGGGAAAGGATGCTTCACATACCAAGTCGGGTATCAGGTACAAACCTTCATCTATCAATCGTGGCTCTAAAACAGACATGGCTGGAGATAGAAGGGCAAGAGGTGGTCGCTGATAGTGATAAAAAATGGGGAGTGCTCACGCATTCCCCATTGTCGTCCTAACAATCTTTTAACCTAATCAAAAACCTATAACTCAAAAACTTATGAAATGTATTTAAAGCACAACACTAACCTTCTTCTTCTGACATCTGTTTCAACTTCTCGGTGATAGCATTGTGAACCTCACGCTTATCATCAAGAGTTACAGTCTGTAGCTTAGGGCAGTTGAACTCCAATATCTTGATGAATGATGTGACCTTATCCTTCGGTTCACATTTATTCCAGGCAATCAGGAAGTCTTCCCATGCTTCTCTTGTGAAGTCAGCACACAACTCACGAAACTCCTTAGTGATAGGAGACTCGTAGCCTTTCTGTTTTCCGCCAGTCTTTGCTCGACCTTTCTCGAACTGACCTTTAGTATTTCTGTCTGCTGCCATTTTTGAAATTATTTTGTTGCAAAGATAGCTATATCCTGATATGTGCTAACCTTATCCATTAACTTTGTGGAATTGCAGACACCTTAATTAATAGATAAGGTTTCTATAATATAAGATATGCTTATCTTTGTATCATTATTAATAATTTATAATTTCATATATATGATTGGTACATTAATAGGTGCTGGGCTTGGGCTTGCAAGCAGTATCGCTGGCGGTATAGCTAACCGCAAGGCGAGAAAAAAGCAGGAGCAGATGCTTGCCCAGCAACAGAGAGATAATCAGGCATGGTATGACAGGAAATATAATGAGGATCCTACCAAACGTGCCGACACGGTAAGATTGCTCACTCAGATGCAGGAGCAGATAAAAAACAGAAACAGAGCAGCTAAGGGCAGACAAGCCGTAATGGGCGGTACAGAAGATTCTACTACTGCGGTAAAGGAGGCAAACAACAAGACTCTTGCTGATACGACCTCTCAGATTGTAGCTGCAAACGAAGCTCGCAAGGATGCTATCGAGCAGCAGTATCAGCAGAATAAGCGTTCCATTCAGGGACAACAGATGCAGATGGAAGCCGAGAAGTCTGCTGATACTGCCAATGTTGCTGCTGGTGTGGCTGGTACTGCTGCCAATATCGCTGCTACGCTTGATAGTGGTGGCGGTAGTAGTAAAACTCCTAAACGTCCTGACGTGGCATCGCCTACCGCTTCAGATTGGGATAAGTTGGTTGAGTTGGGTGAGTTGGGTGCTAAGACAGCAGCTCCAACCCAGCAGCAAGTAGCGAGTGAATTGAATGATATGGTTGGCGACAATGCACCCAAAAAAATCAAAGCATAGACTATGAAAGCATCAGATATGTTACGAAGCAATAATGGCTTGAAGACTACACAGAGCGTACTCAACAAGCAGCAGAGTGGTGTGGATGCTGCCCAAAAGGCGAGTCCTGAGCAGATGAATATGAATACCGCACAAGCTATGTTGCAAGGGAAAGGAGAACAACTTACTCCTCCCAAGGATGCGCACGAACAGGCTGCAAGGATGAATCAGCAGACTGCTGAGGGTATGCTCAACGGCTCTATTCCTACAGACAAGCCTTCCGTTCCTATCGTTAAGAAGGAGGAACAGAAACCTCAGCCTAAGCAGCTATCTTATGCAGATATGTATAAGATGCTGAATCCTGAGCGTGAGGAGACTGCTGAACAGAAGGCGAATAGAGAGAAGAAGGAACGCACGAAGGCTCGTATCGCTGCACTGGGTGATGGTCTCCGTGCGCTATCCAATATCTACTTTGCTACCAAGGGTGCCAAGGTGGTACACAATCCTGAATCGGATATGACTAAGGTAGTGAACAAGCGCAAGGAGTACATGGATGCTCAGAGAGAAAGGAATCGGGCGGCATGGCTGGCTGGTTATCAGAGGGCGATGGCTCTTGATGAGCAGGCGAAAAGTCGTGGTATGACCTATGCCGAGCAGGCTAGACATAACAAGGAACTCGAGAGTATTGCTAAGACAAAGTTAGACCAGAGTCAGCAGAGAATTGATATTAACAAAATGCGTATTACCAATCAGCAGGAATACAATCAGGCAAGACTTGAACTGGATAGACTTAGGAGGGAAGATAAGATTACTCAAAGCGAGAAGGAACTTTATATCAAATTCCTGAATGTACAAGCTAGACAAATTGCAAACAAGTCGGGAGGTGGTCGTGACAGTCGTGGTGGTTCTTCTAAAGAAGACTGGGATTCTGAATATATCAAACTGAATGGAGAACACCCTTCTGAGGTGGCAGAAGCTGGCGAAACCGTAGCAAAGGCAGGTATCAAGCCAAATTCTGCTGCTGGACGAAAGCAAATTGTGAAGATAGCCAGAAATAAGATTGCTCATAAGGGTGGTGGTTCATCCCATGGTGGCGGTTCTACGAGTAACAATAGTCGAGCTAAGCAATTAGCCAAAAAGTACGGATTTTAAAGAGTAATATTATGCCAGATAATGTAGATAAGTTATTTGAAATAATGCAGGCGAATGGTGCTGCTAATGATAGAAATAAGTTCCGAAAAGTATTCTTGACTCCTGGTAATAAGGGGTATAAGATAAGAAAGGATATTTATGATGGTCTCAGAGCAGACGGCATTATAGATAGTCCTACTTACGAGGATTTTAGACGAAAGCTAAGACTTGGTGGTACTCCAACAGTCAATAAGTATCGTCAGCAAATGTTTAACTCTGTTGACCCAAATAAGAGCAGAGCATCAGAACTTACTCATCGAGCGGTTAGTCAGGCAAAAAGAGCAATGAATAATGTCCGTAAGCCAGTAACTGCAAAGGTTGTAGATAAGAAAGGTAAGCCAACTGGAGAGGAGTTTGCCATTACTCCTGCCAAGACCATAGAAGACCTTGATAGAGAGTATGCTCAGGAGACTACAAAGAACTGGGAGAATGAACTGCACGCCCAGATGGCTGATGCCGACAAGGATGCAGCAAAGATTAGCGATATGTTCAAGTCCTTCATCGGTTCTACGGATGAGGTCGGTAGCGTGTGGGGTAATATGGCAAGAGGCGGCGGTATCGCTGGTACTCCTCATAGTGTGACTACCAACAACGGTATCTTGGAGAACACAAAAGCTCGACAACTTCTTGCTGCTCGTGATTACAATCGCAAGAGAAAGGAACTCTTACAGTTGGAGCAGGATTCAAGAAATGGTGCAATCTTTGACAATCATTCTTTTTTTAGAGGAATGTATGATGCTGCCAAAGATACTGGATTCCTGACTGGAGGTGCGTCTGACCTTATCAATGCTGGATCCTTGCTTGCGACCAAGCAGGATTTGGATAATGGTATTCATACCGAAGCTGGAGATATGCTGATGCAGCAAGCGGTAAAGAATAGTGATGCACAGAGTCAGTATGGTGACAATAAGGGATGGATGTACACTGGTGGTGTTATCACTACCAATATGGCTCCTTTTATGGTGCAGATTGGTAGTGCAGGATTCTCTAAGGGTATGAGTAACGCTATTGGTAAGGTTGTGCAGGGTGCTGCTTCAAAAGTGGCATTGGGTACGATGGAGAAAGCTACTGGAATGGCTGGTGCTCATATCGCAAACTATATCGGTAAGGTAACTGGTCTTACTACAAAGGCTTTCGGCAAGGCTATCCAGTATGGAATCGTTGGTGCTGCACAAGCCAATACGGTTGGTCTCGGAAATGTTGCTAACGATGTGATTAACCGCTATACGGGTCAGGTCTATCAGGATGAGCAGGGCAACTACAAGTTCGGCACTTTTGATAGCGATGGTAAACTTGTGCATGAAGGCGGTGAAGACTTCCTTACTGCCTTCGTAAAGGGTGAGGCGGCTCAGACCATTGAGTTTGCTACTGAGTTGGCTGGCGGTGGCATAGATGCTGTGGGTACTGCCCTGAAGAACTTCGTTATCAAAGGTGGCAAGAAAATTATCAACAAGTACAACATGGAGAATGTCTCCAAGGTGATAGACTTCTTGCTTAATAATAAGGTGGCAAAGAATGCAAGATACTTGAAGGCTGGTGCTGACAGAACACTTGGTAAGGTAGAACTCAATAGTATTGTCGGTGAGTCTCTGGAGGAAGAGTTGGGTATCATCGCCAACACGGTCTTTACAGGTGATAATAAAATCTCAGACTTGTGGGATGAAAAGCAGCAGTCACAGATATGGGGCGGTATGCTCTTGTCTATCGGATTGATGAAGGGTGCTGTTGCTCCTTTCCATGCTTATAATGCCAAGCAGTATTATTCCTATAAACATAAGCTAAACAAGGCTGATGTAAACTTGTCTCAGTTGCTCGGTAAGGAGAAGTGGGAAGAACTCCGTAATCAGATTGATGCTACAACTAACGAGGATATGCCTGAAATGGTAAACAGAATCAATCGTGATGTTGCTCTTGGTAAGAACAGACAGCCAGTGCGTGAGTATATTCAGAACTTGCTCATCATGCGTGGCTATGACATTGGTAATATGCTTGCAGCAAAGAAGGCAGTTGAAGATAAGGGTGAAGGTGTCTCCGTGAAGAATATGGAGAAGAATCAGGCATATCAGCAGGGTCGTGATGCTTACGGCTATGATACGCATGAGATTCAGTTAGACCAAGAAGACAAACAGAAGTCTCTTGCCCAACTTCTCGGTATATCAGAACAGCAGTTGGCATCCATGAGTGATGAGGAACTTGAAGAACTCTCAGGTCGTGATGATAATATTGATAGGGCTATCTATGATTATCAGTTATCTACTGCTCGCTATGAAGGTGTTGTTGATAACGCAAGAGACCAGATAGATTTGGAGGTTCAGAGAGCAGCACAGGCGGTTGATATGTACACGGACAAGTCTCGTAATACTATCCGAAACGCTACGATCAAGGCTACTGGCGGCTTGGAAGACTATGGTGTGTATATTATTAATGGCAATATTGCTACCCATGATGATGGCTCTATTGACATTAGTAATAGCGATGATATGATTCTGTATTATGACCCAACTACTAATACGGTTGAACATGCTGATGCCATGATGTTTGCTGAACTGGGTAGTGAGGAGAATGCTGATGAAGTGAGAAGTCAGGCTATGGCTGATGCCAAGGAGAAGGCTATCAAAGAAACTACTGGTATCATTGATGGTGTTGTTGAGGTAGGTACTCAGTTCAAGACCGTTGATGCTGATGGTACAGAGCATACTTATGAGGTACTCGCTGATAATGGTGATGGTACTGCCATGATAACTATTGATGGCAATATACCTACAGAACTTGTCAAAGGTGAGAATGTTCAGGTTCCAGTCTCGTTTGAAGAGTTGCAGAAGATGAAGGATGCTTCTGACCAGCAGAGATTGCAAGCGGCAAAGGCTCAGCGAGAACAGATGGAGAAGGAGCGTGCTGAGCAGCAGATGCAATTACAGACTAAACAAGCAGAGAATCCTGCTCAGGAAGATAATATCCAGTCAGCACCTATCGAAGATAACATAGACTACTCTGATATAATCAGAGAGGATGGTAAGGTTCAGATGGTAGATGTTTCTGATAAGGATGGAAATAATCTGTTCCCTGATGCTAAAGATGTTTTCTATATCCAAGGAAACAAGATGAGAACCAAGTTTGCTTATATTGATGCAAATGGAGAGTTGAAGACTCAGAGTTTCCCTACTGGATTGGTTAAGATAAAGACAAGGGGTGAAGTATCTGTTGATGATTACAAGAAGTATCGCAATACGTTACTCTCTGCTGAATCTTCTGCCATGCCTGAATCCTCAATGATAGAGGATAATAGTGGAGAGAATAGAGGTGAGAAAGAGGTGGAGACTCCGACAATAGAGGGCGAGACTGCTACTCCAGCTGAGGAGACTGCTGCTCCTGAATCTGCTGAGACTCCTGCAACAGAACAGACTCCTGCCATGACTCTTGAAGATGGTACTGAGGTTCCAATGCTGGAGGATGGCAATCCTGACTTCTCAAAGCTGACTGCCGCACAGACTGCCGAGTTGTATGACTCCCAGTTTGGCGAGGATGCAGATAGTATCGTGTCTGGATATGTGTCTGATGCAAAGAAGGCACTCGACAAGGCTAACAATATGACCGTGAAGGGTAAGACTTTCTTAGAACAGAAGGCTTCCAAGGATGCTAAGGAGAAGGCTATTGCTGATGCTCAGGCGGCTTATGACTCTGCTATCGCTATCCGTGATGCTTATAATGAGCGACAACTTGCCAAGGTGGAAGATACTGCTGAGGGCAGAAAGAATCTTATTGAGAAGGCAAGAAGAAAGTTTGCTCGCTTGAAGAGTGCGGTGAAGGATGATGCAGAGGCTGTTGCTCAAATCTATAAGGAGACGGTTGGAACTCTGCTGCATCGTCTGTATGATGGTACAGGCATTGATGTGACAGATACCATTCCGCTTACTGCTGAGGAGTATGTGGCTAGCAACCTCGGTGCTCACTCTCTCAACTATGAGGGAACAGAAACAAGCAAGGGTGTTAAGCAAGAGACTGGATTGAGCAGAGAAGACTTTGCCAAGACCCAGTTGCTCGCTGCTGATGGCAAAGGAACGACTATAGATGCACTCGTACATAGTCTGTGGGAAAATCGCCCATCCAACCTTGATTCGCTCAACACTCAGGATATTCGTAACGCACTTATCGGTGTACTCACAAGTGGGTTCAAGGCATCGGAAGCAAGAAGTTATGTTGAGAATATTCGTATCGCTCAGGCGGAAAAACTCATTGAAGAAGAAAGGACTACTGCTGAGAATGCTGCATATTACGAGCAACAGAAAGCTAAGGAGGAGGAAGAAAAGAAAAAGGCTGAACTGGAGAAGAAAGCAGAAGAGGAAAAGAAAAAGGCTGAGGAAGAGAAGACCGAGGATAATGAGCAGACAAAGTTCCCTGACAAACTAAAGGAGGGGAGTGAGACTATTGAGGTTCCTGAGGATGCAACGGACGAGAATCCGCTTGGCTTGCAACTAAGCAAAGATAAGGTTCCGTTTAAAATTGAAGGAGGAAAGAGTGGAGAGACGTATGATATTAACGATAAGGAAGATAGAAAACGACTTGTAGCAGAGAACTCTGTAGATGATAAGGATATTCTTGATATTGATATGCCTAAGCACGTACACAAGGCTATTAAGGAATTGTGTAAGAAGATGGGACTGAAGGTTCAGTTCCTTTATATGGGCGCAAGGTCAAATGGTTGGATAGAGAATGGAACAATGTATCTTGCTCTGGACACAGAGAAGGCTACCCAGTTTGTCTTTGGTCACGAAATGACTCATGCCATCAAGCAGAAGAATCCTGAAGCATACAAAGAACTCGTTAAGGTTGCCATGGCTGTAACAACAAAAAAGAAGTTTGAGGAAGACTTGGCTAAGGTTTATCAAAACTACCATGGTATCTCTGGATATAACAATGTTGATGATTACGTTGAGGAGGTTGTTGCTGATAACTTAGGAAAGTTCATTAATGACTTTGACTTGGCACAAAAGTTCTCTCTTCGTCTCAATCATCCTATTTTGGGAACGATTCTTCATGCTATACAGAAGATAAAGAGTCTGTTATATGGTGACTTCTACAAGTCTGTAGATGCTTTGGAGCGTATTGTAGAAAAGGCTTACGTTGAAACTGCAAAGGGTCAGGTGACAAACTCTGAGACTGGCGAAGATGTTTCCTTCTCTCTCCGTCAAAAGCCTGAGCCTAAGAAGAAGGGTATCGGCTATAAGGTGTTCGTATTGAAGGATGGTAAACTCTATCCACCAATGGTAGCGAACCCTAATGGTGCAGCTACTCCAGTTGGTGTGTGGCTCGATGCTGATGCGGCTCCTATTGCAGGAGAAAGCAAGACTGGAAGACCTCAGGTTAAGCAGGGCGGCAAGGGAACACAAGGCGGTAGCGGTAAGTTAGCCTATAGACCAGGCTGGCATCTTGGTGTAGTGCCTTACGCTATTCAGTTCAACCGCAAGGATGCTGAGGGAAACAAGACTCTCTTCCCTAAGAACTTTGTCTTCGCTGAGGTGGAGTATGCTGCTGACGTTGATTATCAGGAGGAAGCTCGCCAAGAGGGTATCAATCCATCGGGCAAGTATCAGCACTCACTCGCTGGCTTGAAACATCTGCCTACTGATGGCTTCTATATGTATCGTACTAACCCGAACCCTGAGACTGACCCTTGGGTGATTACTGGTGCGATGAAGGTGAACCGTATCTTAACCAGAGCAGAGCAAGCGGAACTTGTGAAGAATGCTGGACGTGAACCTCAGCAGATTCAGGAGGGCGATATTGTTACTGATGATGTTGTGAACAGCATCAATCAGGAGATAGCTGATGCTCCTAAGTTCTCCATCAAGACTTATCACGGCTCCCAAGCATCGTTTGACAAGTTCGACCACTCCTTCATGGGTAGTGGTGAGGGTGCTCAGGCTTATGGCTGGGGAACCTATGTAAGCGAGGTGGAAGGTATCGCCAAGGCTTATGCTAAGGCGAATGCAAAAAAGAATGCGCCTTCAAGACTGATGTATCAAGGTAAGCCTATGACGTATAAAACTCCATCAATTATCTATCAAGTTGCCCTTGATATGGATAAGTTTAATATTTCCGCAAAAGAGGCTATATCAAAGATGATAGATGCTGATGAGAAGAAACTTGCATCCGTTGGCGACACCCCATTTGCGAAGATGAAAGCCAAGCAAGTTCAAGATGAGCTGAATGTTTTGAAAGGTTTGAATCCTTCTGACTTCAAGATTAATGAGGACTATGATACTGTCGCACAGGATTTGGTAGATACCAAGTCTGGTCTTGATTTATTGGAGGATGAGTTGAAAGATGCAAAATCCTATGTAGATTTGTACCAATCAAGACTTGATGAGGCTAAGGAAGAACTTTCAAAGGCAAAGGAAAGTGGCACTGGTCTTGGTGTTGACATGTACGAATCTGATGTTATGTATTATAGCGAACAGGTTGAAAAATATAAGCAGAATGTAAAAACTAAGGAAAGTGACATCAAAGATGTAAAGACTAAGATTGACGCTTTGCAGAAGAAGTTGGATTCCATGGAGAAACCACGCAACCTTTACTCTGTTGATATTCCTGATGATACTGGTGACAACTACATCGGATGGGATGAGCCTTTGAATGCCAAGCAGATTGGTATGTGGAAAAAGGCTTTACTCTCTGTTGTACCTGAGTCTGATAGGGCTTATTATGAGGAGTGGGCTGATGGAATGTTGGAGAATCGCAAGAAAGAGAATAACCCATTGACTGGCAAAGACGCATATTATGCTATAGATAGTAAATATGCTTCCAAGAAAACATCAATGGCTCTCTCCAAGGCTGGCTTTGTTGGTGTGAAGGTTATCGCTCAGCGCAATGCAGGCGGTAACAAGGATGGCAAGATGAACTATGTTATCTTTGATGAAAACAATGCCCAGATTACTAATCACACCAAGTTCTCTCTCCGTTTGAAGTCTGCCATTGACGAGACAGAAACCAATCCATCTGACGCACAGAAGGAGAGTGGCAACTACAAGAAGGGTCACATCAAGTTCGGTGGCTATGATTACACAATAGAAAATCCAAAGGGTTCAACTCGCTCAGGCAAGGATGCTAATGGTAAAGAGTGGAAAGTAACCATGCACGATACCTATGGCTATATCCGTGGTAAGTTTGGTAAGGATGGCGACCATCTGGATATGTTTATCAACGACAAGGCAGACCTTGATAATTGGGATGGTGATGTGTTTGTCGTTGACCAAGTGAATCCTGATGGCTCGTTCGACGAGCATAAGGTAATGTATGGCTATGACTCCATGGATGATGCCAAAAAGGCTTATCTCGCCAACTATAGCGATGGTTGGCAAGTTCTTGGAAATATTACTGGAGCAAGTAAGGATGAGTTCGATAAGTGGCTTGATACGAGCAATCGTAAGTTAAAGCCATTTGCAGACTATGCTAATGTAAAGTTCTCGTTGAAGGATAATCAGGGGAATCCTCTGAATCAGGATGGTACTTTGAAACTAGATAAGATTAAGTCCGTTGATGAATTGACGGATGAAGACTTCTTGCATCCTACTAGAAATGTAGAATTGCCTAGCTTGCCAAATAAGATTGCTGATGCTATTGGAACAGAAGGCAAGCCAGTTGTTATCAAGAAGAATATCTTTGAGCGTAATTATATGAGACATAAGGACGTTACTCCTGAATTGAGTAAAGTAATCTTTAAGTCTGCTTTATACAATCCTGATTTGTATGGTCAGAATCAAAAGAAAACTAGACCATATAATTGGGTACTTATCAACACAAAGGACGAGAAGGGCAATAACCGCACAGTATTATTAGAGGTAAATCCTAATAAAGACAATGTGGAAATCGTTCATTGGCACTTTGTGAATGATAAAAATTTGGGATTGATAAAGAAACAAGCCATCCGTGAGGGCGACCAAGTCCTCATACTGCCTTCTGAACAATCAGAAGAGGTTGGTGGTCTTTCCAACCTTACGGATGACTTATCTGCTGCAAAGATAGATAATTCTTCTGAAACTGCCAAGGAAAATGGAGAAAAGTTTTCATTGAAGGATGAAAAAACCATGTTTGGTATGCACAACATCAGTCTTGATAAGCTTCGCAAGGCTATCAAGCAAGGTGGCTTTGCCGCACCTTCCATGGGTGTGATTGACTCAAAGAATGGAATATATTCTGGCTATGGAGAGATTACATTGATACCGAAGGCAGAAAAAATTGCCAAGAGAACAGGCAAGAATATCGGCACTTATGCCGCAGATGCCTGGACTCCTATTTATCCTCCAGTAGAAAAGAAGTTTGGTGGCAATGGTGGTGATGTCGCTTACGACGACATAGAATCCGTTCCAAAGGAAATGCAACGTCTCACAAGAAATGCCATCAATAGCTTCATGGATGGTCGTGAAGCAAACGAATTGGCTTATCTTTACTTGCAAGAGAAAGGAAAAGCTCCTGAGTTGGTTCATGTTGAAGGCAAATATCCAAAGGAACTTCATGATGAGGTGAAGGGTATCTTGGGAAAATTAAATGGTATCTATAATACTACGGATGAGCAAAAGGAGAAACTCCTTGACTTGTTTATTCGTGAGGTGTATGATGGCAATAAGGAAGAGTTTGACAATGACATCAAGAAATTCATTAAGAAAGACGAGGAGTTTATCAAGAAAAGACCAAACTCTAATATTGCCAAGGACAAACAACTTGATGTTGATTGGATGAAGGAACATGGCTATGACTATGGGGCTTTGTCTCGTTTCGTTGATGGCATACTGCGTGATGCGGAGACTTCTGGTAAGGTGGATGAGAATGCAACGATGAAAGCTGCACAACAATACATTCAGGACAAAGGCATGAAGGAAGACTTCGATTCATGGAAAGAAAAACTCAATGACCGCTATAATGTGGAGGAGGTTATCTTTGCTGGATATAAGCCAGATGGCAATCGTAAGTATCTGCCTAACACTGTGGAGAATGCCGTGAAGGTAATGAAACAAGATGGCAAGAATGCTTCCGTTGGTTCGGCTTCTTTCAGTCATTTCGTAGCATCCATATTGAAACCTATGGGGACTCTTGACCAAATCCGCAAGAAGAAGGGCAATTTGACTGGCAACTATGAAGATGTTGAGAAGTTTCAAGAAAAATGGCAACCAGTCTATGATGAGTTGGCTGATAATATGCAACCTGATGCAGAACCATTTGAAAGCTATGGCATGGACAGATTGGAAGAGGTTGCCACACAGAAGAATCCAAAGAAATATGCCAAGGAAGAGTATGGTGTGGACTTGACAGACGAGGACATCAACAAATTGAATGAACTTATTGAAGCTGTCAAGAATGATAAGCCTTCTATTTACTTTGAGACCAAGTTTATGCGTCCTTATGGTCTTGACGAGTTTGAGAAGGCTATTGTTCCAAACGATACTCCAAGCGATGTGGTAGATGCCTTGAAGATGGCTGGCATTGATGTGAGCAGCTATGAGCGTGGAAATGCAGAGGATAGACAGAAGGTTACTATGGATGCTATCAATAGTAGTGACAATATTCGTTTCTCTCTCGCTGGCGAGCGTGGTGCGGCTGCTTCTGACAAGGCAGAGGAGCGTACCATCCGTATAGATAACCTCTCCGTGGCAAAGGATATGGAGAAGAACAAAAAGAAAGCTAAGGCTATTAAGGTAGCTACTGGCTGGGAGCGTGGTGCTGACGGAAAGTGGAGATACGAAATGCCTGATGTTGTTCTCCGTGACCCGAAGGAGTGGGTGAACAAGAAGACTCTGACTCTCTCTGATATTGTAGAGAAACCAAACGATTTGTTCAAGGAATACCCTGAGTTGTTTGATGCTTATCCAAAATTGAAAGATGTGAAGATTCAGAAGGGAAGAGCAAAGATGGGTGGTTCTTATTATGATAATACCATTACTTTGAATCTTGGATATATTCGTGAGGCAATAAAGTCTGGATGGGATATATATTATAAAATCGCAACTCGTCTTCTGAAAAGAACATTGGTTCACGAAGTTCAACACTATATCCAGCATGAAGAGGGTTTTGCTAAGGGTGGAAGCGAACAATTTGTGAGAGATGCAATTAAGGATGAATTTGAGAAAGTGACTAAGCAGATAAGGGGGTTGAGGGCAGAAGGAAAGGAAGATGAAGCCAATGCTCTTGTAGAGCGAAATAAAGCTCTTTATAATGCTTACGTAAACGAAAAGGATTCCTACAAGAACTACAAGTCTCTGTCTGGTGAGGTAGAAGCTCGAAACGTATCTGCCCGATTGAACATGACTCCTGAGGAGAGAAGAAAGACTCTCGCTGAATCTACTGAGGACGTGGCTCGCAAAGACCAAATTTTCCTGGGCGTGGGCGATGTGTCCTTCTCTCTCCGTGATATGGCTGACGGAAAGGAGAGTGGGGCGGCTGATATGGCTGAGGACTTGAAGAGTTTGAACACTCCTGATGAGGTGGATGATGCTATCAAGACTGCCATTGATGATATGCCGAGCGGCTGGAAGATGGCTAACAAGAAGATGATTCATATTGCTCAGGCTCTTGGCGAGAACCGCAAGGCAGAGATTGCTGGCGAGGAACCTAAGTTCTCCTTGAAGAACCTTGATGGCACTCTCATTAAGGCTGGAACCTACTTTAGCGGTGGCGGTCTTGTTGAGGAAGGCTTGAAGGGTATCATCGACCCAGTGGTGGCAGTGGAATATGATGAGAAGATAAGCGGTGTTTATCGCAACAACTTCGGGCAGCACATCGTTACTGCTGATGTTCGTGATGTTGACCCTAAGGAGTTGGTGAAGCAGATAGATGGCGAGGTAGAGTACTTCCATGCCAGCCCAGTCTGCAAGAACTACTCTCAGGCGAAGAGTAACCATACTGAGGTGGAACTTGACAAGGAGACTGCTGCAAGTACTGCCGAGTTCATCAACGCTATCAAGCCAAAGGTGGTGACCATTGAGAATGTGAAGGGTTATAAGGATTCTGATGCGATGAAGACTATCACCGATGCCCTGGATGCCAACGGCTATACTTGGGATGCAGATGTGTATAATGCTGCTGACTATGGCGGCTACACCAACCGAGAGAGATTGATTGTCCGTGCGGTTCGTGATGGCAAACTCCCTGCCAAGCCAAAGAAGATGGCACACAAGAGCGGATGGTATGAAGCTGTTGCTGATATTATCCCAACCTTGACCGAGAAGAAGAATGGTGTGGCTCCTTGGATGGATATTCGCTTGAAGGCTGATGGTATTGACTGGCGAAACATTGACAAGCCATTATACGTGATGGGTAGTGCTTATGCTGACGGAAAGATTCCTCATGCCTTTGCTGACGAACTCCTGCCAACGCTCCGAACCAAGAGTGGTGATGTGATTGTTATGCCTGATGGCAAGGTGTATCGTGCTATGGGCAGAGTGCTCGCAAGAGTATCAGGAGTGAGCGATGATTACAAAATGCCATTCTCTGAAAATCTGAGCCATACCATCATCGGCAACGGAATACCTACCCAGTTGACCGAGCATGTTATTGCTCCTCTGCTTACTGGCTCTGACCCTAAGTTTAGCATCCGTACCTATCATGGTACTGGTGCTAAGTTTGACAAGTTCGATTTATCTCATGCCTTGGAGGGCGAAGGAAGCGAGACGTTCGGACATGGTGTGTATGTTACGAACTCTAAGGAGATAGGCACAGATTATGCACAGAGAGCTAAGGATAAGAAGGCAATATTTGGCTTTGAATTTGTAAATCCACAAAGTATGTCAAAAGAGGCACAGGATATGCTGAGACATTATATGTATAAGCATCAAGATGTGGCAAAGGGCTTGGAGAATGCACGTAAAGATTTGAAAGATGTTATAGGAAAATTCCCTGATACAGATTATCTGCAAGAACTAAACGAAATTCTTGCAAAGGACGATGATAGCATAGCTATACCAAGTAATAGAGCATATCGATATGATGTGGATATTCCTGATGATAATGGCAGCAACTATCTTGGATGGAATGAGTCTCAAAACTTCCCATTGGAAAAATGGTACAGACTTTGGGAAATAACTCATCATGGATTTAATGAAAACGAGTATTTCAAAGATGGTGGAGCGAGATATGATATAGATAGGATTGAGCGTATCACCCAAATGAAACTTGAATCGCCAGAGAATGGTATGCAGAAACTTCCTACATTGAAAGGTGAAGAACTTTATCATGCTTTGGAAGACTTCTTTGACCGTGAAAGACCTTCGCATGGCGCAGAATTGGCATCAAGGGCTTTGAGTGAAATAGGTTTTGTCGGTATCAAGTACCCTGCTGGCATGATTCATGGAGGTGCTGTAGAAGGCGATTACAACTACGTGATATTCGATGAGGATAATGCCAATATCGTGGGTAATACCAAGTTCTCATTGCGTGGCTCTACCCCCTACGACAAGCAGATGGAAGAGTGGATGGAGAAGAACCATTTGGAAAAAGGTGCTGTTCCTATGGAGAAACCTATCATGAAGGAAGGTGAGAATATCTTTGATTATGCCAACAGAATGGTGGAGTGGACTCGCAATCAGAACTTGTGGAAGACTGCTCCTAAGCAAACAGGATTCCAAGATGCACTCGAAAAATGGAAGGCTGACAATGGTCTGTCTCCTGATGCTTATCCACCAGTCCGTCCTCATCGTGAAAACTATTCAACTGAAATCGGATATGCCGAAGACTTGGAAGAGTACAATAAGAAGAAGGATCTCTGGAAGTCTGCCCCAAAGCCAAAGGACTTTGATTTGTCCGTTGACTTGGAGGATATGAACAAGCAGCTTCGTAATATCAGAAGAGCGGTTCTGAATCAGAAGAACTATGACCAGAGAACGGTTAAGGCGGTATCTGACCTTGTAAGAAAGATGCTCAACATCGGATGGGGTGACGGATTGAGCAGGGGTAAGGTGGGTAACCTTCTCTCTGCTGCCAAAAATGCCACTGGAGCCAATGACGTAAAGAAGTACCTAGACAAGGTTATGGGAATCCTTGCTGAAAACTATCTCAACCGTCTCTCTACTGCCTACGACAACCTTATCAATACCAAGGGTGCAAGGGCAGACCAGAGCGGTGTGATTAAGATGGGTTCTCTTGATGCCAATGGTCAGGCTTTCATGAGCGAGTATAAGAAGGCTATCAATATGGATGATAAGTCTCTGAATAACTATATCGCAAACATTGAGGAAGATTCTGCCAAGAATGAAGACAATGTGGAAATGAATGACTACAGACTGGCTGGCATTCAGGCTGCCATCATATATAAGCAGCAGATTGGCGGCAATGATGCCGATATTGCCGAGTTGAAGAGACAGATTGGCGAGTTGAAGAATAAGAAGGATGTTACCAAGGAAGACAAGGATTTGTTGAATTCCTTGGAAAAGAAACTCTTTGAGAATAAGTTTGACCGCATCACCATGTTTGAGAACCTCCTGAACAATATTCAGAGAATGGTGAAGGAGAGTAAGGGTAGGGCAAAGGAGTTCCGAGAGAAGATTGCCGAGCACAAGAACGAAATCCTGCATCGTGCCAACTTGGATTTGGAAGGTGTGGATTCTACCTATTATGATACAACAACTGCCAAGAAGAAGTTCGTGAATAATGATTTGCAGCGTGCAGTCTTCTCTTCCACCTATACCTTTGAGCAGTTCTTGAAGTTCTTCGGTAAGCATTCAGCAAATGGCGAGGGTCGCTTGTATAACTACTTCCATAAGCTGAACCAAGATGCGCTTGATGAGGAACAGCTATATAATGAAATGAACCGCAATGCCCTTGATGAGAAGACCAAGGAACTATTCGGCAAGAATAAGTTTATGAATCTTGTAGGTATTGATGGTAAAGGTATGAAGGAAATGGACGTTGAGGTTACTGACTACTCCAACAAGGAGACTGGTAAGCGAACCATCCATCTAAAACAAGGTCAGATGCTCTATATCTATCTCGTCAACAAGGAGACTGATGGAGAAATGAAACTCCGTGCTATGGGTATCACAGAGGAAGATGTGGCTGCAATCGAGGAAAATCTTGACCCAAGAGTGAAGGCTATGGGTGAGTGGTTGCAGGATGAATACCTTCCTGAGTGTCAGAGAAGATACCAAGCTACCCATACCAAGTACTTCGGTGCTCCTATGAAGGAGGTGGAGAACTATTTCCCTCTTGCCATCAATAACCGAGCAAGAAACGTTAAGGAAGATGTGAATCAAGATTCTGATGCAATGAGTCAGTTGGCTAGTACATCTACTGGTGCTATTGTTACTCGTAGAGTGAATGTAATTCCTCTTGATATTGAGAATGCTGATGCCTTTGAGGTTGCCTTTAACCATTTGCAGGAAATGGAGGAGTGGTCGGCTATGCTGCCATTCAGACAAGACATCAATACGCTGTTGTCTTACACTCATTTCAGAAACCAAGTACAGAATATGAGTTCCGTGGCTTATGGTAGTGGTAAGACCTTGTGGGATGAGTTCAAGCAGACCGCACAGATTGCTGCTGGCACATACAAGCCAAAGGTGAATGCTGGCATGATGGATAGCAGGATTGCTGCTACCATGGGTGGTATCGCTGTTGCTAAGATTTCGGGTCGCTTATGGACTGCCATCAAGCAGAGCCAGTCTGCAACGGTGTTCCTTCCTGAGTGTGACTTTACACGATTTGTGAAGAATGGAGTTAACCCTTACGGCTCATGGAAGTGGGCGATGGAGAATATTCCTGATTTCAGAAAGCGTGTTGAGAATATGACCTATGGCGATGTGAAACTGAGACAATATCTTGACGAACTGGAGAAGTGGCACGATTGGACTAAGACAATATCCAAGATAGGTATGGCTCCAAATATCCTTGTGGATGGAATAACTTGTGCTGTAGGTGCTCGCTCAGTTTATGAAACAGAGGTTAACCGCCTGACCAAACTAGGCTATCCAAAGGAGAAGGCTGAGGAGAAGGCTTATTATAAGGCTGTGGCTGCATACAACAAGACTCAGCAGTCCTCTGGTGGTATGTACTTATCGCCTATGCAGGTGGATAGAACCTATGTGTCTGCCGCTCTCTCACTCTTCAAGAATGCCAACTTTGCTTATGGTCGTATGCAGATTGAGGCTTGCCGAGGACTGGCGAGAACCTATGACTTCTGGGGCGGAAAGCATAAGACTACGCTTATTGAGTCTATGACCCGACAAATCATGGAAGAGGATGGACTTGACGAGAATACTGCAAGGGCTATTGCCAAAGCTACATACAACAGAACTTTCAGGCAGAGCATCGGGCGATTGATAAACTTCGCTACTCTCGTTCCAGTCTCTTGGGCTTTATATAAGGTACTTCCTTACTTGCTCACTGGCGATGATGATGATAAGAAGAAGGATATGATAGAGGAAGCTGTGCTCAAAGGATTCGCCACATCTTTGTCCGACAACTATGTGATTCCGTTTGTGTCGAACATTCTCAATGCAGGATTGAAGGTGGAGGATGGCAAACCAACGTTTGACCCAGAGGTGTTCAGGTATCAGAACCTATACATCAATCCTGCCACATCAGACTTGGCAAACATCTATTCGATGGTAGGAAACCAGAAGTGGTATTCTGTAGCAAATAAGTTGGGTATGCTTGGAGTTCAATCGCTTATAGGATTCAATCCTGAGACCGTGGGTGCATTATACCAGGCACTCTCTGAGGCAGACTATGATAATGGTAATACGGCTAAGGAATGGCAGATAGGTATCTTGAAGGCTATCAGTGCTCCTGAGGAAAGCATCCGTGAGTTGTATATGGATGAACTGGGATTGAAGGGTGGAAACATCAAGAAAATCCCATTGGCAGAACTGGAGAAGAGATATGCCGAGAGACAAATCAATCGTGACAATCTCCTATCTCAGATTGGTATGGATGCCGAGACCTTCAATGGTTATGTTGACAAGTATCAGAAGTCCTTTGAAAAGAAAATCAAGGATAAGATGGATAAGTGGGACGAGTATGACAAGAAGAAGGCTGATGAGTTCTTTGATACTACTTCTGACCCTAAGTTAAGGGATATGATTGAAAAGAAACGTACCAAGGATGCCAATGCTGCTGCTGACGAGCAGATAGCAAAGGAAGGTTTGAACCAAGAGAAGAAGGGCAAGGAACCTAGCGAAGAGGCTTACGATGCAGTAAAGATGTCTATTGATGTGGCAGAAGATAATGCTATCAGTACCTACAATAAGGTGCTCAACAAGCGATATGCTGCCCTGAATGATGAGTACAACAATCAGACAGATGCGATGAAGTATATCTTTATGAGCAATCATCCAAACTTCAAGGCATACAAGGATATTAAATCCGAGTACACCAATTATGGTAAGAAGATAAAAGAGTTGAAGGAAAAACTGGTTTCTGCTGACGGATATGATGCCAAGCAGACAATCCTGAAACAGATACGTGCCGAAAGAGAGAAGTTCAGTGAACTGCAATCCAAGGTAAGATAAAACAAAAAAGGGGAGTAAGCGCAATGCCTACTCCCTTTTTTTCTTACTTGTCTTCATCTTCTCCCCAACCTTCTGGGAAGGTAACTTCAACATTTGGTTTTAGAACCTCGAAGGCTCTTCTTAACTCCAGCATTACCTCGATGGCTCTCCGAACCGTAGGGTAGTCTGTCCAACTTTGCAGGGGAGTAACGGCTAACTCTATGGCTGCATCGTTAATCTCGTTGCACACTTCGTCAACGTCTCCAAATGTTGACTCTACCATCTTCCAAAGAAGATTTAAATCCTTTTTCTGTTCCATATTGTGGTAGAAACTATAAAGGGACAGACTTACCTTTTGTTCAACGCACTCTACCACAACATGCGCCCATGCACCATTACAGTACACGGAAAGGAGTCTGCCCCTAATATCCTATGCCTAGACAGCAGTTTGAACGTCTGCCATCATCAGCGATTCCATACAAATTACATTTTACTTTGTGGTAGAAAATGCTTTTTATTTTGAACGAAGCAAAAGTACTCATAAAATCTCAAAGTGCCAAACATCGTAATAAGTTTAACACTAGTTTAACACTCGTGGCTAACCAGAAGGCGAAGACTGAGAAGTAATACATATATGCTATCCCCTGAAAGTATAAGGCTTTCGGGGGATATTTACTTTCATTCTGAAACTTTTCGTTTCTTTAATTTGGATAAAACTTTCAATCTGTAAGTATTTGCAAAGTTTAATATTTAAAGTTTTACGTAAATCAATATATTTCATTTATTTTTATTAGATTTGCCAAATCTAAGAACGTTCATAAATTCTATAATTTGATAATTCTCAATCAAAAATAAACTAAAAATAAAGGCTTATGAAACAAGATGATGATGAAGACCAACGGGTCAGAAAATTGATAGGAGAGATAATTAAACTCTTCCCTGAACGTAGTAAAATAAAAACAGATTTACTTTACTTTAAGTATGCACCAATCTTGGTCATGCTTATCAGATGGTATGGTGTATCTCAATTCTATGACAACAAAATTGAGATTACACTATGGTACGAAGAAAACGAAGAGCCTATCTGGTTCTTCTACTTTATCACTTACATTCTTTATCCGATTTCTCTTTGGAAAGGTCAGGTGTTACACAGATTGTGCGTGGAGTGGCGAATACCTCTCTTGTATATAGCAGGTGTCAATGTTATACACGTCATGTTTGGCTCTGTTGTTGTCACTAACGATATGTATTATTGTGATATGTTCCTGATTACACTCATTCTAATTCTATATGCTTATGTCGCAATTAGTAAATTACAGAATCATAGAGGCAGGACTTCGTGCTCTTGCAGATAAGGCGCATGAGTCAGCAGTAGCCCAAGAGGAAGGTAAGCCAATCCCTTGCGGTCTGTCAGAAGGGGACTTGGAACTGGTAGCACTCCTTACCGCTATGATGAATGATACGCAAGCCAATAAGGGTTGGTGTGCCCACGAAATGGGTAAGTCTATCTCGTCATTCGAGAAGTATGTTCACGATGGAAAGATACCAGAAGGCATCCATGACCAGTTTGGGCACGAAAAGAAGTGGAATAAATCCCTTATCCGATTCTTTGCTAATAAGAAGGCTTTCTTCCGTAAGCAAGCAAAGAAGTATGGCATAAATATTTAGGAATAGCTAAACTGATATATATAGGAGAAACTAAATAGCCTCTCCTATACTCTTATGACCTTTTCCGTAATCGCAAATCGCTGCTAATCAAATACTTAAACAACCTTTTACGAGTTTATTAATACCTATCCATATTATTCGTATCTTTGTGTCCGTAACGTTACAGAGTGAGTATCATTTTATGTTTAACAAAAAAAAGATTTCAGGATAATATGGAAAGTAAAACGTATGTATTCGGAAATGAAGGCTCCACATCTAACAATGGGATGCTCGGTCTTCTTGCGCCTCTGCTCCAGAAGCAGGGTGTTGACCCAAATGTCCTTCTTGCCATGAAGGGTAACAACGGTTTCGGTGGTGAAGGTGGATGGTTCATGTGGGTAATCTTCCTTTTCTTCCTCATGGGTTGGGGAGGTAACGGCTGGGGAGGTTTCGGTAATAATGGTCGTGGTGGTCTCGCAAACGAGATTAACAATGACTATGGTCGTGGTCTCCTGATGGATGCCATCGGTGGCAACCGCAATGCACTCAGCAACTTGGCTACCCAGTTGAACTGCACCGAAGGTCAGATTCAGAGTGCCATTTCTGCCTTGACTTCTCAGGTTCAGAATGTAGGTAATCAGGTTGGTATGAGCGGTATGCAGACTATCAATGCTTTGCAGCAGGGTAATATGCAGATTGCTCAGCAGATTGCAAACTGCTGCTGCGAGAACCGCTTGGCTATCTGCCAGCAGACTGGTACCTTGCAGAATGCCATCAACAATGTGGCTACTGGTCAGGAGCGTGGCTTCTCTAACGTAGCTTACGAGACTCAGCGACAGACTTGTGACTTGCACAACGCTATCAAGGAGAGTACTCAGACTATCGTTGATGGTCAGAAGCAAGCTGAAATGCGTGAAATGCAGAACAAGATTGATGCACTCCGTGAGGAGAATAGCACCTTCAAGTCTTCTGCTATGACCTCTCAGATTGTTGGTCAGGCTGTGGCTCCTATCAATGCGGTATTGGCTGGCTTGCAGAACGAGGTGGCTGGTATCAAGTGTAAGTTGCCTGAGACCGTGACCACTCCTTACAGCCCATTTACTGCGGTTCCTAACTGCGTGGCTTATCAGGCTGGCTTGTATGGACTGAATGCTGCTAACAATGCAGGATTCTGGGGTTAATAAGGAAAGGAGGCTGCTATGTTTTGGTTAAGACCATTTACAAGGGTGAATCGTAATGGTTCGGCAGCTATCGCTTCTACGGGCGTGGTGGTGAACACCAACAATGTTGTTTTCTCGTTCAAAAACCATGCCTTTCTGAGTGGCTACTACAGAGGAACGATTTTCGTGAACCTGATGCAGGCTATTCCGACTGGAACGACTGGTACGCTGCCTATCCTTTTCGAGACCAACGGAAGTACTCAGGCTGTGACCAAGTATAATGGCGCACCATTGACGGTTGCAGACGTGCAGGGAACTGGTGTTTATCAGTTCTGGTTTGAGAGAGATACTAACACCCTACAGATGATGTCGGGTATTGTTTAACAAGAATAGATAATAGGAGATTACATTATGTTTCAAGGTTTAAGAACTAATTCTTTATTCTATGTCCTAGACAAGGGCGAGAACCCGAACTTGCGAATCGGTCAGGTGGTTTCAGTAAGCAATCCTCAGACGAAATATCCTACCTTTAACAACGGCTTTACTCCTCAGCCTATGGAGACCGTAGTGGACGTGAAGGTGAAGCTGGGTGACGAGGAAGTGGATTTCAAGCAACTGCCAGCAAACGGACAGATAGCCAACGACAAGAACCTTGTGGTTAGCGACAATAAGGATGCCATGAGTGCAGAGGTGGATGCCATGCTGAGACAATCCAAGGCGATACTGGAGAGCGTAGATTACAACAAGAGGGTAGTAGAATCTTGTGAGGGAATGCTACAGCAACTCAACCCCCAGATAGCCAAGGAGAAGGAACAGACCGAGAAAATCAACAAACTGGAAGGTAAGGTTTCTGGTATTGAGGGCAAGATTGACAAGATGATGGGATGGCTCCAGCAGACCATGAGCAAGTAATCTCCTACCTATCTATTCACTTTAATATCTTATAGCTATGGTAATGATTGAGATTACAGAAGATAAGTTCGATGATTTGTATGACAACATCGAGTCTATGCTTGGCTTTGGCAGCAAGGCTATGTCTTGTCTGAAAAAGATGAAGCAGGAGCGTATGGGTGAACGTATGCCTGATTATCGTGATGATTGGCGAAGAGAGCGTGAGGAACGTGAAGAGCGTGAGAACAGACGTAGATTCAACAACGTCAACGATGATTGGAACTACCCGAACCGCTATGGTGAAAGAGGTGGTGGCGGCTACAACGGTGGCGGTCGCTAATGTTTAACTTGGGAGTTTTGGTAGTGACATTTATGTCGGAACCAGACTCCCTTTAATATTTAGCAATATGGGAAAATGCAGAATGTCATTAGATATGTATGACCTCAAACCTGAGGCAATGGTTGCCTATCTCAGATACAATGGCTATCATTTCAGCAAGAAGATGTGCGAGTGGGCGGTAAGCCTGATGTACAAGTATGACCCTTCCTCCAAGCGTGATGTAAGTATCTCGTTTTGGGATAAGGAGAAGGTGGATGCCCTTCTGCTTGGTCAGGGAGTAGAGGTAAAGAATAAGATAGGCTACGACCATGTATATGTGGCGAATATGGCGAGGGCAGACTTCTACAAGTCTTCCATCAAGGATGAAGAGCAGTTAGCCCAGTTTATCAAGGATATGGTGGATGATGCCGACCAGAAGGATGGTTTCATCTTCAATAGATTTTATGCCGACTGCTGCCACAATGGAGTGCCTATCCCTTGGGAAGATGTGTTATGATGAGAAGAGTGATATACCTTCCGAAGTACGAATGGAGCATAGTATGTTTCATAGGTTATCAGCCGCCTGATGCCGATGAGATATGCCATGCTCTTTCTGATATAGGCTGCAACGGAAATCCGCTATCAGAGGCTTACGAGCATTTGACTAAGCAGAGTGCAGACAGGGGTCTTACCTATTCCAACCTATCAGAAAGAAGAAGTGTGCTTGCCATTGGGGAGTGTGAATCTGATGGTAGCATCATCAATACAATAGGTCATGAGCTTCTTCATGTGGTGGCGCATATCTGTGAGCAGGATGGAATAGATATGATGAGCGAAGAACCATGCTATATGATGGGTAGTTTGTGCGAGCAGCTTTTTCAGGTAGTGCAACAATAAAAAAGATAGGTAGATTAAATTTTACCTATCTTTTTATCTGTAAGGTTATTTGCTATTATTATTGCCACAACAAAAAACAAATAACAGAACCTACTATTATCACAAAAGAGTATCTGATAATATCCTCCCACTCAAACCTTGCTAACTTGTAGTGTTTATACTGGTAATATTCCCTTGCTACCATGATAGGTAGAGCAAATAAACCAACAGCAATACCAGCTATAAACCAGCCAATCAGACCATAGAGGTCTCGCTTATTTAAGGTTGCTAACCGCATCAGAAAGTTTCTCATTGCTAAATACTAATTTTTCAGGATAATCTTTTGTAATATCGTATGCTTCAACTTCCTCTATTGAGGTAAGAGCTATTACTTCTGCTTTATGCTGGTGTGTAACATTGTTGGTCTGCTTGGCATAGACCTCCAACTCTTTCAGCATATACAGAGCATTGTCAATATTCATGGTCTCACACTCTGTGTCAAACCAGATGTCAACAGTTTCTTCTCCATCTTCTTTGAGTATGTTAGTGGAGTATGATAAGCTTCTTCGCAGGTCATTTTTAAGCCAACGTTGTTTATCATTGAGAAGGAAAGAGTTGACTGCTAATGATTTGTCGTAGGCTGCAATCTCGGCTATCTTATCAGCCTTTGCCTGTTCCAATTTTTCTTTTTCGGTAAGTGGAGGCTCAACATATTCCTCATAGCCAGCCTGTCGCAGCATATTCTCTGTTGGGTTACACACTACGCATCCGTTTAACTCTATTGTGTCGGATGCAAAGACACCATTTTTAATCCATAGTTTATTCATAATCTATTTTAATTTATATTTTTAACCTCCAGTAAAAGCTACTCCATTTGGAGAAGTATAGAACTTTCTGCCTACAAGGTCATACATACCAATCACTCCATCTGACTTGCGCTTTACAGGAATAAACTTGCGAATAGGTTTACCGTTATCGTTAATGTTTAATAGCCAAATCTTTCCTTTTGCTATAACAGAACCCATACCAGAAGAAGTAATTCTTGCCCATATAAACATATTAGTAATCATAGCACTATTCATATTTTCATCAAAAATGGCTCCTGTTGTTTTTTCTTTATTGACAAGGCTCTCAATGAAATAGTTTCCAAACTTTACATGAATCATTGCTCCTGTTTCCCTTTTAATACCAATGGCTATTCGGTTATATCCTACATCAAAATAGGTACTTGGGTTCAAAGAAAAAAATCTAAAGTCATGTTGATCGTCCTTAAATAGGCAACCCAGTATACTATCACCCGTTACTATATTCGTCTTTACCTCATAATCGAAAGTATGCTTTGGTTTAAGCCCACAATCTATATAAGCGGTCGAAGTATTTTCAATATACTCCAACCTTTCATAAGAAGTAGGTAAACTACTTAATCTTATCATTTTTCTTCTATTTGTCCTCATACACTTTCCTCCTCAGTATTCATATTCCACGCTTGTATAAGTCCATAATATTTGCCACCAGTGTATCTGATATTGAACTCATAATGTGTATTTGCCTCCACCGATGGAGTTTCTGCCCATATCACATTAGCAGGGAAAGTAACCGTTGGTGCAGTAGCTCCTGTATCGAAACTGCCTTGATACTCATTTGTTACCGTCAAGTCTGTAGGAGCATTGAGGGTTAGGATAAGGGATTCACCAATAGTAATGTCATACACCTTGTTAGCATCCATAGCCAATGTCGTTTCGGATGCTGGTGTTTCCACGACAGGTAACTTGACAATATCAAGATACTTATTCAACTCGTTAGCTGCATCAGTAGCAGGTTTCTTCAAGCCCTCTATCTCTTCGGAAGTAAAATCATCGTAAGTGAATGGGTCGCCCTTAACGCCTTGGATTCCTTGTTCTCCCTGTGCTCCAGTATCACCCTTTACACCCTGTTCTCCTTTAATTCCTTGCTCTCCTTGTTCACCTTTATCTCCTTTGGGACCTGTCAATGATTTTAATTGTTCAGGTGTGAAATCAGTGTATTTGAAAGCATCACCTTTGTCTCCTTTCGCACCATCATTGCCTGGAAGTCCTTGCTCTCCACGTTCTCCCTGCAAACCTTGTATTCCCTGCAAACCTTGCTCTCCACGTTCTCCTTTCTCACCCTTTTCTCCCTTGATACCCTTGAATGAGAAAGATATATCCGTACTTCCATCTGCTGCCTTTGATGCAGTAGCTGTAGCAGAAGGTGTGCCAGTAGTATTGTCAACAGAGATTGAGACTTTGCCAATACTTCCCATATCGCCTTTTTCACCTCGTTCTCCCTGCAAACCTTGCTCTCCTTTCTCACCCTTTTCTCCCTTCTCACCTTGGTCGCCCTTGGAACCATTGCGAACCTCAAAGGAGGTCGTGCCGTTTCCAGTGGTAATGGTTATGACATTAATTCCACCACTTTCAACAGACGTTGTTGTCTGCTCTATTTTCTTAATATTGTTCGCTTGCGCCTTGTTGATGTTGGAGATGGCATCTGCTACCTGTTTGTTGCGTGTTAACTCGGCACTCTCACGTTTCTTCTCAGCCTCTACACGCAAAGCCTCAGCATCAGTTATCTTCTTTGAAAGTGCATCAGCTTCCTCTATGGTTGCGTTTGTCAGATTCACCAACTGCCATAACTCGATGGTTGCTGGAAGGACTACTATTGCAGTCGCAATCTTTGTTTCCTTGCAATTCTCTCCCTCAACCATGCAGATAGGGTATTGAGCCTGTGAATTGTACTCGACAATCCTGAACAAGTTCTTCTCAACACTTGCCATGTCGTTACCGTCCATCCTCCATGAGACGCTTACGTTGTAGTTTCCAATGTCTAATGTACTTGGAACATCGCATACTACCACATTCGGTAGAGCCATAGACACATGCGCTGGAATTATCGTACTCTCACCAAAGTTACAGACCAAGGAGACCTTTATATCGGTCGCCTTGGTCATGTCAAAGTCTATCAGCATGTTCGACTCGCTAGATATATCTGGCTTGCGAACCAAGATGTGAAGCTTGAAGCTGTTACCTTGTACTATCTTGTAAATCATATCTTATACCTTATTATTTATGATACTCGTTACTTCTTCTCCTCTTCGAGCAATCCCAGAGCGTCTTGGTAGAAGAGAGGGAATCCCTGTCCGAAGTCCTTCAACAGCTTGAACTCCTTATCGTCAAGCTCAACCTCACCATCCGACTTGTATATCTTCATGGCCAACGCCATATAGCCGATGCCTCTAGCATTCTGATACATTGCATTGGCCAACTCCTCTCTGATGTCCTTGGTTATAAACTCGTCCTTTTTGATGTTTGTTGCAATTTGCAACGCAGCGAAATTAATCTTCTTCATAATTATTATAGTTAAATTGTTATTGTTAATATTCTGATATTAATTCTTTATAAGAACATCTATTTATTAATTGATAACATAATAACCTCCTGGAGGAACTTGCTTCCATCCGTCATCTGTATTAATTTCAAAAGATAATTCACATGTTTCTCCACTATAACCTCCTTCATAAATATTATCAAATCTTATATATATATCAACATAATCTGTTCTATCACCTTGAGGAATAGTTACAGAACCTGTACTTTGACCAGAGCTATTAGATACATAACCTCTTCCGTATGTTGTCTTATTACGATTATCATATATACAAACACTTCTAAACATACCATCAGTAACTGTAAACGTAGCATCAGGAAGTTTATATATTCTTGCTTTACAAATACAACTACCACCAACTAATTGTCTCAATGATGAGAAATCAACAAAACCACTAGAACCACTTTTAATACTTTCCATATTAATTTGTCTAGGATAATAATTAAATTGAATACTACCTGGACAATCTATAAAAATTATTTTTGAATTATCATATAAATTTGCGTCACGAACATTTGCTAAAAAAGGTACAATAGTAATTTTTTTATCATTATCTATATCAAAAGTTATTTCTTTACTTGCATATATATAATCTATTGGTTCTTTACAATTACCGATATAATAATTTTTATAAACTTTATCAGTATTATTATATGGTGAAGTATAACCAATTTGAATCCAAAAAGACCAAGCTGAATACAAATCTGTAATTATGTCGTCCATAGTAAGATTTGTAGTATCATCTACATTTGTATTCTTATATAGTACACAATTAAATTTAGGAGTTGAAGAATAATAAATTTCAGCATTACTTAATTTAGGAAGAGAAGTTAGAAATCTATTAATTTTTGCATTATTAGTATAGTTTCTAAAATCACCTAATCTATAAGGAGAATTAGTACCACCTTTTGGAAAGTGTTTTCCTGAAGCATTTACAATATGTGAACCAGTACTTGCATCTTTATCAACACCATTAGATCCATATACATTATCCTGATAAAAGTTGTTACATGCTTTAATAATAAAACCTTCTCCACCATAATCATTATATAAGTTTCTATAAGTGTCAATAGGTATATTCATACCACAACGAATATCACAATTATATTTATTATATGAAGACTTTACAGTTTCATAAGAATCTTCTACAATCGGATATTCTTTAAATTCACCTTTACAACTAATAGGCTTATACTTACTCCATATATTTATATTTTCACTCTTACAAAGAGTAGCCAAATCATTACTTGTTTCGCCTAATACAGTTTTAACATCTTCAATACTAACTGGAGCAATTATTTTTCCATTACTTATGCTCATGATTACCTCCTTCTTTATAACAAGTTATACCTTTAGTAGCTTCAATCTTGCCATTTACAATAAGATTTCCATCTACCTTAACATCACCATCAATAGTACCATTAGTAAGGTATTTAATTACTTCCTTTACAACAGGAACTTTCTTTGTAATAGTTACTTCCTTTACAACAGGAACTTCCTTTACTACCTCCTTGGTTACTACTTTCTCTTTTGTTATGTTGGCATTAAATACTTTTGCCAACCACTGAATAAATTTCTTCATACCATTCCTTTCTTTAAATGTTCAACACCTATAGTACCATCATCAATAACAGATATATCTAAATACATATTCTCAGTTATACATATACCAAACATACATCTATTATGATGAGACTTACCTGCATATATAACTGGAATATTACCAAGTTCTAAAACTGCTCTTATCTTATAGAGAAGTTCTTTAATTTGTATTGCTTTATCTGTATAAGGCTGTAGCATTAAGTCAAAGTCAGTAACTACACTACCATGAACTGCACTACACCACCCATTAGCAACACAAGTTTTTTCTATAGCTGGATATATGCTAGCATATAAAGCAGCTCTTCCATTTGTGTTTATATTCTTATTCATAATATTTTAGCTTACACTAATACTACCTTCAGATGGAAAAAATTTATATGTTTTACCATTATAATTAAATTGAATATTAAAACCTGTATCGTTTATATCAACAATTTCAAAATCGTCAACTCCACCAAAACTAAGAATATCACAATTTAAATTATTAAAATAAGTACTCCCATCTGAACTTAAATAATAATTTTGGTCCATACCATCAAGATATATATTACTACTACTACCATTGTCACTAGATAAGTAAACATCATTACCATTCCTATTTAAATTAAGATTATCAGATAATTGTATGCTATTCTTAACATTGAAAGTATTTGCAGTGACACTTTTAAACGTAAAGTCAACATTATTACTTGTAGTAGCACTATTACTTACACCAAGTGCAGTTATACCACCTGTAGCATAGACATTTCCTTCTATTTTGAAAGCATTATTAGCTGCATCCCAAGATATTCTTCCACCATTAGTTTCAGAACCAAAGTGAATATTATTACTATTAACATCAAAGACATTTCCTTTGAAATCATAGTGATTGCCGAAATTGCTAGTATAAACCCTTGTTACATAGGCATCCAACCATATCTCTCCATCAGACGATGCTTTCAGTCCATAACCAATGTGGAGTGTATTGTCTGTGCGGTCAAGCATGTTGTCACCGTTCATCCAAAGCTGAATAGAACCACCTCCAGCTGTACCCATTTTTATGTTACCATTGATGTTATTAGTTCCATTAAAACTATTACCCCAAAGATAAACTGAATTATTTAATTCATCAGCTTTTAGTGCATTATTAACTTTGATAAGTTTAACGGCACCTTCAAAACCTGTTATTGAAGAAGCTGAATGAGTATGATATTTAGCTGCATAAGTAGTAGAAGCTTCTGTCTTAGTTAGATAGCTACTTAAATCAACACTACCACCTGTACTAGACCCACCTTCAGCAGAAATCTTTATGACGTTGATGTGGTCCTTAACAATTGCTTGCAAAGTAACATTGTCACCTTGCATAAATCCAATAGTATTTCCAGTGCCTAGATACGCAGAGTCAAATTCGTTTCCTAAAGAATTGAACAATTTGATGGTATCAATTCTACTACTAGAACCACTACCACCACCAACAGGAATACCAACATCTACACAACTTTTTTCAGAATTTGTCCTAATAGTTGGTTTTGTACCAGTAATACCTACAAAACGTAATTTAGTTGTACTAACCCAATTCTCACTTTCTCCAGCATATTCTGGTGTTTGTGCAACTTGTATAGAACCACCACCACCACTAATTTCAGATTCATTCTTCCAAGTATATTTAGAACCATCCCAATAAAGAAATTGAGGAGTACCATACAAAGTCTTTGTTAACCCTCTGTTCATTGCATCCATAGTAGGATTTAGAGCAACACCACTTTCAGTAAAAGTTTTCCAAACGAAATTACTACCATCATAAGTTAGTACTTGACCATTAGCGGTAGGAAAAGGATTGTCACTATTAAGTTTGGTAAGAAGAGTTCCCAAAGAAGCACCACTTCCACCACCAGTTGTAGTTCCTACTCCTAAAGCTGTTATGCCACCAGTGGCATAGAAGTTTCCGTCAAAGCACAAGTCACCGTTCTTGTCAAGATGGAGTTTCTTTCTGATGACTGTTTCGCCATTGGTTGATTGGAACTCTATACCGGTGACACCAGACATTTCGCCTGTAATCGACTTAGATGCAGGGTCAAACTTTCTTCCCCACCAACTGTACTCAGAGAGGTCTGTCGTGCCACCACCTGTAGAGCCATCTGGAGATTTCCACTCAAAACCACTTCCGTTATAATACAGGTAGCTTTTTCCTGATGGCATCAACAAGTTGTTCAGATGCTGTAGGACTTGGTTGAAACTACCGCTTGACCCAGAGCCACCGCTTCCGTTGTATGTAGAGAACGTATATTCCTTTCCATTCGTGAGAATAATAGCAAACTCATTTCTTCCACCGTTAGTGGTGGACGATTGCCTTTGCTCAATCCTGTCTATACCTACTCCTTGTGAGCCATTCATCACCTTAAACTGATGAGTGTCTCCGTTTGTAAGATATATGGTTATGATGTTTGGCTTGTTGTCGAACAGACCTTCGTAAGTCTGTTCTATCTTTTCAATGCCAACGCATTCATATCCAGTAGTCTGTGTATTGATAGTTTCTGCCATGTCCTTTTTTTCTGCAAAGTTATATTTTTATTCTAATTGTATAACCTTATCAGTTAATGAAGTACTGTTAAATAAGTCCTTTCCATCTTAGAAATTTGCGCTTGCGGCTCGCCTTACCCTTCTTGCTCTTGCAGCTGGTATGATAGACACAATCTCTGAACAGGTCTCTTACCTTCATATCGTTGTCAACCAGTTTTGTTCTCTTGAACGTCTCGAATAGTGAGCGGTTCATAATCATCAGGTTGCCCTTCTGTGTAGGAAGAACATAGAAGATTTCTCCATTGTTCTTCTTGGATGCGTAGTCTGCCTTAGCCGTAGCTTGGCGGTACATGATTTCGCACTTGATGCGCTTGAAAATCTTTGTTACTTTCATAATCGTAATTATTTAGTTTGAACTATATGATGGTTGCTGCCGAAACAGAAACCTTTCTTGTCATTACTCTTGTCTTATACTCTATCATCTTAGGCATTTCCATTTCATTGAAACAGATGTGGAGTCCGATGGCTCTGGTCATGAGCAAATCATCGTGCTTTCCGTCTGCTGCCTCATAAACCGTTCCGTTCTTCTCGTAGGTGAGATATTCATCTAAGCATCTATCGTCTCGTTCTACATAGAGTTGTTCACGGATAACCTGAACCAATACTGAGATAACCATTGGCTTGGTTGCCACGTTGGTATGGAATCCGTACTTCACTGGAACCTTATTCTTGATGTCTGATTCACTCTGCTTGCGTGCGTAGAGATTGTCATATACGTCCTTGATTTGATTCAGGATAAACTCAGACTGGTCACCACCTTCCAAGATATGCTCCTTGTCTTTCGTCTCCAAGGTGTTGGACTCGATAACCAGCAGAGCATCGTTATAGTATTTGGCTATCTGAGCTGCCTTCCATGCCAGCAAGTCCATATCAATATGCCCATACCATTGGGCTACCACATACGGCTTGCCACCTTCCATCATCCAGTATCGGTCGAAGACACAGATAACAGACCAGTCGGCATTCTTACTACGTCCACCAATATCCACTACGACCAGATAGCGGTTTATCACCTTGCAATCATCAAAGGTTTCAGGCTTGCTCCATATCCACAACTGACCCTGCTTATCTTCACAGAATCGTACATTCTGCATACACTTCTTACCCTTATATCCGTCACCATAAACATCACCGATAAACTTAGGTGCTCGGCATCCTTTTCTGAACTTGTCAACCTTGTCTTCGGCAAACACCTTGGCTCCTGAATGCTTGAATGCCTCAATATCATCTGTAGGGTAGCCAGCAGCCATATCGGCATGGTCGGTGAACTTCTTGCGCTCGGCAATATACCAGTTGATGGCTTCAAGTGGAGCACCCAGCGTCCATAGTTTCCAAAGATAGGTGCCTGGCTCTTCTCGGTCGGACATCGTGTTGGTGTTGTTTCGGTTCTCGTATATCCATTTGGCAAACTCTACCTTCTGTTTCTTGCTTTCAAATTCAAGATGATACATATCGTATATCTCGTACCAAGGAACAAAGAATGGCTCAAACTGAGATTCTCCCTTGACTGCTGCAAGCCACTCCTTGTGGAAGAAGTTGCCAGTACCATTGGCGGTGGATTCATAGGCAATCATCGTGTATGGTCGGTACAAGATACCATTGGTAGCATTCTGCACTACCTCCTCAGGAGATTTACCGTCTGTCTTTTTCCACAAACCCACCTCGGAAAGGTGAACCAAGTTGTAGTCTTCACCATTGGCGGATAACGGTCGCTCCATGGAACCAACCTTAATCTTGCAGAATCGCTGAGGAACCTTCTTGACGTTTCCTGATGTTCCGACACCCACAAACTTCGGCTCGTTCTCAGAGAATGCTTCTCCCATTTCGTATAGGAACTTGGTAGGGAAGTTTTTCAGAGCTTCCTCGAACATTCCTCGGATGGTTTCTGCCGTGTCCTTGACCTGAGCCACGATGAGCGAGTTGAGACCCTTCTGCCACATGAGTTGCAGCCAGAGCATATACATCTGTATAACCGTAGAACCTCCCCATTGTCTTGCTTTTAGCAGGATGAGACGGATAGGGCGATTTTTCTTTCTTCGCTCCTCCAGCCACCTGAGCAGTCTTCGCTGCGGTCTTCTCAGCACAAAGCGAAAGGGGAGACCTCCACCTTTCGGTTTGATATAGATAAACGTGGCAAAGAAGAAGAATGGGTCATGTTTCATTCTGATGCGAGTGAACTGCTCCACCAGTTGCTCCATTTCTTCCTCTATGTTGTACGGCTCGTCTATATCCTTGTGCAGTTCCTCGATTACCGCCTTGCAGCTACCGAACTCGATGAGCATCTTGACGAGCGGAATCTTCTTCATTGAAACTGGAAGCTGCTGTCTCTGTATCGGGAAATCAGGAAGAAAAAGTAGAAATCGCTTGTCTCCACACCCTTCACCCTTGATGGGATTGAATGGTGTGTTGATTTCCTTGATGCGTTTCTCGTTCTCCTTCAGGATGCCAAGCACATGTTTGTTGAGTGCATCAGTCAGTTTGGCGGTTACTTGTCTTGGCATAGCGGTGCATTTAGATAACCCCACAACAGACCAAGTACATAGCAATAGATGTGGACTCCAACAGCCATGCAAGGGAAGAAGATTCCAACACAGATATATAGGAGAATAGTGAGATTGTATCTTACCTTATTCTCAACGTATGGGGCAATAAAGCCCATGTAAGCATAGATAAATCCGCTGAGACCGATGATTGGTGCGGATGATGCAAAAGGATAGCTTACGGCTATAATATAGAATGCTACCATGTGACCGATGCCGCAAGGGATTGCTCGGTAACATTGGTGAAACACATATAGGTTGATGGCTGCATGAAAGATGTTCTGATGGAAGAAAGGGTAGCTTAGTCGGTTCTGAATAGAGCAACCGTCTGAGAGACCCATGCCGTCATATCCTATGAGCGTGATACATATTATTATAATGTACCCTGCATAAAGCGCAATCTTCTCTGAAGAAGTTCGTAGCATCTTTTCTTCTCCTCCTTCCTCACCCGATGAAGTATGACGTGCATGGATTTTGGAGTGAGATAGAAACTCGGTGCTTCCTGATTGCACACATGCCAAATGGCATCCATCTTGGTGAGAGAAGGATGCTCCTTGGAATAAATCTTGTATCTTCGGAAAATCTCCTGAAACATTGCTCTTTTCTGTGGATTCATGCTGCTGATGGATTTACCATTGAGCATATTGAGAATAACGTTATATGCTCGGTCAGAGGAAACCCAAAAACGTTTGCTTGGAGATTGCAATAGTCTTCGCTCAATCTCCAAGATGCCTATATTGTCTCTTACTGATATAATCTTTTTGTAAGCCCTCAATATGTCAGCGTCACGTTCCTTTGTAAAGTCACATCGTGAGCCTTTATGTTTCATCGTATATGATGCAAAGATACAAAAATGTATTGAAATAACCAAATTAATCGGATATGATTAAGTATAGTTAACGGATAAGATTAATAATAAATTGAAAAGTGTTACTTTTGGGCATTGATTTATAAATTTATACATATATATATGGACGAAAATACAAATACAGAGCAGAATGCTGGTGCTGCAAAACAGCAAGACACCAAGACAAAGAGAGACTTGGCTTTGGAGCGATTGAAGACCCGACACCCTGACACCGAGTATGCAGATGATGAGTCTATCTATGGAGCCATCAATGATGATTATGATGCCGACCAGAAGGCTTTGCAGGGTTACAAGGATAACGAGAAGGCTATGGGCGATTGGCTTGGTAGTGACCCTGAGGCGGCTACCTTCCTTCAAGCGATGAAGGCTGGCAAGAGTCCTTATGCTGAGTTGATTCGTACACATGGCGAGGATGCCATTGACTACTATTCAGACCCTGATAATGCGGATGAGATTGCATCGGCTCAGTCAGAGTTCTTGCAGAATGCTGCCAACGGCAAGAAGTTGCAGGAGGAGTATGACAAGAATATGCCTTCCAGCTATGAAGTCTTCGACAAATTGGAAGAGAAGTATGGCGAGGAAGCGGTGAACAATGCTATCGACCAGTGCTTTCAGACTATGCGCAATGTGGTGACAGGCAAGTTCACTGAGGAAATGATTACTGCGTTCATCAAGGCAAAGAATCATGATACCGATGTGGCTGATGCTGCTCACGAAGGTGAGGTTCGTGGTAAGAATAGCAAGCACGTCAAGAACCTTGAACTGAGAAAGAAGGGCGATGGTACTGCCGACCTTGATTCTGCCAATGCAGAGACTAAGCCTACGGACAATCAGCCTGACTTTGGTGCGCTTGGCAGGGCTTCACGTAGGGGTAACATTTGGGAACGTGGAAACGAGAAGAGAACACGTATTCGATAAGGTAAAAAGATAAATTATAATGTTTAATTAATATTCAGAATAACAATGAAGAAAAGTACATTTAATCGGCTGCTTTCCATTTTTCTGATGGTTATGGCAGTTATTTTTGGAGTGAATGGTAATGTGGTCATGGCTGAGGCTGCTCTGCCTGATGGCGGTACTACCGAGAGTGGTCATGCTGCTGAGGCTGGCGGTGCTACCGCTGCCGATGAAGCTGGCAATGGTGGTGCGGCTCGTCAGGATGATGGTATCGCTACCGAAACCAAGGGTCGTGAAGCTTATAACGAGAAAGGTACGGAGTTCTATGAGAACGACATCAACGACAAGATTACCAAGATTCGTCCGATGGCTACTCCTGTTGACCAGATTTCACGCTATGCGACAACCAAGTCTGCAAGTTCGTTTGTGGTAGAATACTGGAGTATCGGCACTCGTCCTATCAAGACAACTGTCAAGGAGGACACCGTGAAGAGTACTGGTACATCTATGGTGTTGAAGGTGGAAGACCCTGAAATGTTCACACTGGATGATACTATCCGAGTGGTAGATGTGAAGGCAATTACCAACTATAAGGGTGTTGCTTATTCAACCATTACTGATGCTCCTACTCCTGATTTGGAACTTTGTGTTTGCGGCAAGGATAATGAGGGTTATCCTATTGTGTTTGCAGTAAATGGTGAATTGGTTAACAAGCAGGCTATCGGCATTCCAGCCTTGAAGAAGGGTCAGGTGCTTATCCGTATGGCGAAGAGTTGCGGCGAGTTGGATGTTCAGACTGGTCGTTTCAACAACCTTCCTGATTCTGAGACTCAGTTCTGTCAGAACTTTATGATTCAGATTGAGGAGAGTACCTTCAACAAGATTGCTGCTAAGCGAGTAGATTGGGACTTCTCAGACATAGAAGAGGATAGCATTTACGATATGCGCCTTGCAATGGAGGGCACTTACCTCTTCGGTGATATGGCTTGTATTAAGCATACTACCAAGAACAACTCTGCCCAGTGGTTCACTAAGGGTATCTGGTGGATGGCTGGTAAGGATATTGAAGTTGGTCATGTTGCAACTACTGATGATATGAAGAAGGGTTACAACAAGAATGAGCGAGTGATTACAGACTTGGAGTTGGTTGACATTTCCAAGGACTTGTTTGTTGGCACTGGCATCGGCAACAAGCGCAAGGTGATTATCGCTGGTTCTGACTTCGTGAGTGCATTCAGTAAGATTGATTCTGACAAGTTCCGCTTGAAGGACACCGTAGAGGTTTGGAACTTGAAGTTCAAGAGTTGGGAGACCGACTTTGGTGAGGTTCTGATGATTCACTCTGAGTTGTTTGACATCTTCGGTATGAGCGACTGTGGCTTTGCTCTTGACCCTGAGTTCTTGGTTAAGCGAGTACACTTGTCTTGGACTCGTAACGTGCTCGACTTGAAGAAGGCTGGTATTCGCAACACCGATGCTGTAGTTATTCAGGAGGTTGCTTGTCTGTACTTGAAGTACCCTAAGGCACACGCTCGTATGCGTCTTGCTGCGGTTCCTGCTACAGAGGGTACATCTGAGACTGGAGAAACCAAGGCTGCTGCCTAAAAACAAGTAGTATTGCAAATTTATTCATTAAATAGTGAGGGGTGTGGGCACTTGCCCCATCCCTTTTTTAGTAACACATATATATAATAAGGTATAATCATGTTTAATAAATATCAAGCAGGTACTGATTTGGCATTCAGCGTTATGGTAGGTAATGAGCGAATGCGCATTGTCTTTGAGGGTAAGAGTACGGGCAGCAGTGTCTATATGACAAGAGACCCAAAGGTACAGAAGGCTATCGAGTCTCATTATTGGTTCAACGACAAGTTCTTCTTGGTGGAGAGTATTGACGAGAAGAAGGAAGCTGCGGAAGCCAAGAAGAAGGCTGCTGCCAAGGCAAAGAAGAAAGTGGCTGACGAGAAGAAGACCCACGTAGTGACAGACGTTGAGGATGCCAAGGACTATCTGGCTGAGACCTTTGGTGTGAGCCGTTCAAAGATGAAGACCAAGGAAGACATCTTGGCTATTGCCAAGGAAAAGGGTGTTGAACTAGAAGGACTGGAGTAATATGGATAGTTATGCGGTTGAAGGTTTGGTTAGGGAAATCAAAAATATACTTGACCGTAACCAAGAAAATGCAGAGTTGATACCAACGGATTCCGATACGCTCTCTCAGGGTGAGATTATCAAGAGCAAGTTGGTTGACGCAACGAAACTGATAGAGTCCAATGCTCCATTGCAGATGTTATCAGGCTATTCTTACAAGGACAATGGCAGCTTACGGCTGGAGGCTAACAACGGCATGTATGTTGGTAAGGTTCCGCTCCCAAAGGACTTGCTGCGCTTATTGAGTGTCAGGATGTCTGGATGGGATAGACCTGCTAAGATAATTTCTGAGTTGGACGATGAGTATGGTTGGCAGAGCAATCGTTTTGGAGTCCGTGGTAATCCTCAACGTCCAATCGCTGCCGTGGTTCAAAGCAATGGTGACTTACAATTGGAGCTATATACTTGCAAGACTGCTACGGAAACGCTCAACTGTACATACATACCTATTCCTTATATAGACAACGGTGTCATATTCATGTGCAAGAAATTGAAGGAGTCAATTCTTTATATGGCTGCATCTTTGGTTTGTGTGACACTTGGTGATACTGATACAGCTTCAAGTTTGAAGTCCACGGCATTTGAACTTGCCAACATAACAGAACCTTCTAAAACACAATAATCATGGCGAAGAAAAATGATAAGGCTAAGTTGATGTCGCTGAGCAAGGTGGTGGATAGAGATGAACTTGATACCGTCAAGCAGAGTTTCAAACACTACGACCAACCCTATGAACGAGCGTATGCTGTCCTGCTGGAGGCTCAGCGATATTACAATAACATGGATAACTTCAGAAAGCGAAGATTACGAAACAAGCGATACTGCTATGGAGACCAATGGGGAGATACCATTGAGTTCAAAAGTAAGTGTGGCTTTAAAAAGCGTATCAGGGAGGAAGACTATATCCGTGAGCAGGGTAGCGAGCCATTAAAGAACAACCTTATCAGAAGATTGGTGAAGAATGTGCTGGGTGTATATCGCTCCCAGAGCAAGGAACCAACCTGTAACGCTAGAGATAAGGATGAGAAACGATATGGTGAGACCATGAGCGTTGTGCTGCAATGTAGCCGACAACTGAACCGAGAGGCGGAACTGGATGCCCGAACCATGGAAGAGTTCCTGATAAGCGGTGCTGCTATCTATAAAAAAAAGTATGGATGGCGAAGAGGTAGGTTGGATTGCTGGACGGACTACGTGAACCCGAACAATTTCTTCATAGATAATAATATGAGGGATTTCCGTGGTTGGGACGTGAGTTGCTTGGGCGAGGTGCATGACATTACCATCGGCAACGTACTGAGAGAGTTTGCCAAGTCTCCTGCTGAGGCTCGTAAGTTGAAGGAGATTTACAGACTGGCGGCTAACCGAGATTTCGTGATTGCTGACTGCACTCAGCGATTTGGTGAGTTCGACCCTAAGACCATCGACTTCATGAATCCTGCAAACCCTTCGCTCTGCCGAGTGATTGAGGTTTGGCGCAAGGAGAGTAAACCGAGATACCGATGTCACGACTACAACAATGGCGATGATTTCAAGATTGATATTGAGGATAAGGCTGATATTGTAGATGCCGAGAATGCGGACAGAAGACAGAGAGGATTGGCTGCTGGCATGGTGGAAGATGATATTCCTCTGATTGAAGCTGAGTGGTTCATGGATGATTACTGGCATTTCTATTATCTTTCTCCTTTCGGTGATATTCTGAGAGAGGGTGAGACTCCTTATGCTCATGGTGAGCATCCATACTGCTTCAAGTTCTATCCGTTTATAGATGGTGAGATTCACAGTTTCGTGGAAGATGTGATTGACCAGCAGAGATATGTTAACCGACTTATCACGATGTACGACTTCATTATGCGTGCAAGTGCCAAGGGTGTACTTCTGTGCCCTGAGGATTGTCTGCCTGACGATATGAGTTGGGATGATTTCTGCGATGAGTGGAGTAGGTTTAACGGTGTGGTGAGATACAAGCCAAACAAGAGCGGTGAGGTTCCTCAGCAAGTGGCGAACAACTCAACGAATATCGGTATTGGTGATTTGCTCAGTTATCAGTTGAAGTTCTTCGAGGATATATCAGGAGTAAATGGTGCTCTACAAGGAAAGCCAGGAGTTTCAGGAACGAGCGGTTCGCTCTATGCCCAGCAGACTCAGAATGCCACCATGTCGCTGCTTGATATATTGGAGAGTTTCAGCCAGTTTATCATTGATGGTGCTTACAAGACCGTGAAGAATATGCAGCAGTACTATGATGTGGCTCGCAACTTCAATATCGTTGGTAGGGCAGGGCAGATTGTACGCTATGACCCTAAGAAGATTAGAGACGTGGAGTTTGACATCAATATCACGGAAAGTACGGCTACACCAGTATATAGGCAGATGGCGAATGAGTTCCTTATGACCTTGTGGCAGAATCAGGCTATCACGCTGGAGCAGTTGCTGCAAGTAGGAGATTTCCCATTTGGAGAGGAGTTGCTGCAATCGGTTGCATCCAACCAGCAAGCCATTCAGAATGGTGAGACTCCACAAGGATTCTCTCCTCAGTTGCAAGCACAAGTGGCTCAGGCATCACAGAGCAATCCAAAGGCTCAGGCGATGTTGCAGCAGATGATGAGTGGTCAGGGAGTGAGTCCTGACGGACAGACCCCACCGCTTGCAGCTTAATTTAGTTATTAATTTAATAAATAATAGTATGATTGCAGATAACCCAAGCGACAAGGAATGGTATGGCAACGGAAAACCCGATACCAGCCAAGGTAGCAATCCCAATAATGGTATAGCTACAGAGACTAAAGGTAGGGAAGATAAGCCCGAACTTTACGAAAATGATGTACTCGGCAAGGTGTCGAAACGCAAGAAAAACGACATCTGGGCGAGGGGCAAAGAGAAACGAACCAAATATAAGGACGAATAAAGAAAGGAGGTGTTTTTATCGTAACTGTATTTGTCTGATACTCAGATAGCTACAGGAATATTTGCGAGTTTATGGTGCTGTGTTGAAGATATTCTTATCTTTGCAGCATCATAAACTTTTAAATTTTATAGATATGAATTTCATAGAGTTTGTTGAAAAGTATCAGCAGGATATGACTCCTGAACAGATGTTGAATATAGCTAAGGCTATCGGTAAGTATCTCTCGTACAAGTTGAGCGATGTAGAGGTGCATCATCTTTGTGCGATGGTGCATGGTGTGTTGAGCGAAGAGCACTTTGACAAGTATTTTGCTGATGATGCTATCAGTAAGATGTGGTATGAGGATGCTGATGGAACCAAGCACATGGCTCCTTTCTTCACGGACGAAGAAATAAAGGAGGTTTTCGATAAACATAAGGATGACATATCAGACTATACCATCCATGATTTGGCGGTAACTATGAATTTACTGAGGAGTGACCATCATGTTCTGCTGGAGCGATATAGTGAGGATGCAGGGGAGTTGAAGGAAATGGTAGTGTTGATGGCGATAGAATATCTTCAAGACCCAGACTGTTTGCATCCAACGAGCAAGATATGGCATAACATTAACGGATAAGATGATGAATTGAAAGGCATAACTTATCTTTGCGTATTATTAATATTTTAAAAAAGATAAGTTATGTCTCCAAACGTGCGTGAAGAATTGCAATATAGTGCAGCTATAGGAATGCTTTTGAGCGGTGTTGTGCTTACATTCCTATCATTCTTTCTCAACAATTATGTAGTGTCGGATGGTGTGCTCTGGTATGTCAGCCAGACTTTGGTTTACTCAGGAGCAATCTTCGGAGTAAACGTTTATTTTAAGACCAAGTTGGGCAACTTTGAAAGCAGGGTTAAAAGCGAACTTGCGAGTATAATGAAACAGGTAAAGGAGGGTAAGTAATGAAGGTAACAAGAGAACAGATTTTGGCTATTATGCCGAATGCTAAGGATAAGGTGGATGATTTTCTGCCTTACATTAATGGTTATGCTGAGGTATATCATATTGATACTCCTATACGTATGGCTCACTTCTTGGCTCAGATTGCTCATGAGAGTGGCGAACTGAGATATACCAAGGAACTTGGCAACAAGAACTACTTCCACAAGTATGATGTTGGCAGATTAAAGAATATGCTCGGAAACCTGAAAGATGGTGACGGGTATAAGTATCGTGGTAGGGGATTGATACAGATTACAGGCAGGGCGAACTATCAGGCTTATCAGAACAGCAAGCAATGTACTGGTGACATCATGGAGCATCCTGAATTACTGGAGAAGCCTTTGGGTGCAACCAAGAGTGCGATGTGGTGGTGGTGGAAACACGACCTGAACAAACTGGCTGATAGTGATTGTTTCGTGGCTATTACAAAGACCATCAATGGTGGAACTAACGGCTTGGAATCAAGGCGAAAGTTCCTAACAAGAGCAAAGAAGGTTTTCAAAATTCGTCTATGAAAACAAAGTGGTATGATACTTATTTTTGGCAAGTAGCACTCTACGTGATTGGTATCTTGCTGGTGGCATTTCTTCTGTCGGGATGCAAAACGAAGTACATTCCGATGGAAAAAATTGTATATCAGAATGTGATAAAACACGATACGCTGCATACTTACGATAGCGTTTTTGTGCGTGATTCTATATATCTCAGACAAAAGGGAGATACCTGTTACCTTGACCGATGGCATGAAAAAACTATCTTCAAGAATGTGTATAAGGTTAAGGTAGATTCCTTCCTGAAAAGAGATTCCATCCCAGTTCCCTATCCTGTAGAGAAGGAGTTATCAAAATGGGAGCAGTTTCAGTTGAAGTATGCTGTATGGTCATTTGGCGCACTCTGTATGCTGCTAATCATATTAGGTTACAAACTCTATAAAAAGATAAAGAATGGCAGATTTCACATTGACAATCAGGAAAAATGACATCTATGAAGAGGTAACGAAGACTACTGCTTACATAGGCAAGAATACTACCGTAGAGGATGGCAAATCGGCTTTTGACCAGATATTCGTGACGGAGGCTGACTTGGCGATGATTGAGCGGTTCTTCAATGAGTCTTTGGATTCGCTAAGAAACGTTATGAAACGATTTATCTCAGGTGGCTCAGGAGTAGATGGGACTATCACTTGGGAACTCGAAATGCCAAGCAGATTCGATGAAAATCTACTCAGTTCCATCAATTCGTCAGCAAACTCGTTCATGGTAAATAGCATTATAGGGAAGTGGTGCGAGATTACCACAAACGACAAGGTAAAGGAATATGCAGATAACGCTGCTGCATTATTGCTCGACATTAAGGATAAAGCGTTCTACAAAAAGAAACCGACACGAACTAAAATATCATAGTATGGCAAGAAAAAGTCTAACGATTACGTTGTATATGAGTGAACTCATTTACGACTTCCAAAATAAAGCGTTCTTGACAGGACGTAGTAGAAGGGCTGCCGATATGGATGCTGAGGTGGCAAGTAATATTCAGGCGAGCGATGATGATGAAGACAAAAATCAGGCATTGCGTAGCATTCAGAATGCGTATAGTCAACTGCTTGTTGAGTTGAGTGAGTCAGTACAAACTGACAATGGTACTACAGCTTCCAACGAGTTGATTAATGATAGTACCAATATTGTTATCAACCTGTCCCTTCCATCAAACTATCCGCTCGCCTTAAAGGATGCTCTTACAAGCTCTATTCATGACTACATTATCAACAAGGCTTTGATGGACTGGTTTATTATTACAAACCCTAACGAGTCGAAGCCGTATGCAGAATTGTCGGTTGCAGCTATCAAAAACCTGCATGAGGTCTTCAACAGACGTGAGAGACCAAGTAGAACGGCTCCAAACGTATAAGAAAGGAGGCATGAATGAAAGAATGCAGAGTTTGTAACCTTGGGTACAAGGTAATGATAGAGCTTCAGAAGAAAGAACTGGTGTTTGACATCAAGAATACGGCTGCCGTTTATGCCGACTCTATTTCTAGTTCTGTAGCGGATTCCCATTCTATTCACAATATCTATGATGTAGGCGAGGATGGTAATCGGGATAAACTGGCAAGGATTCTTGACTCAGCAGTAGAAGACTGTAACGAAATGCTTTTCAGGTACACCAAGATGAAAATGCTTGGTGGCGGCTTTGATTCTAATGAATGGGAAGAATGTATAGGTTCGCCTACTAATGAAGAGAAAGCCTACTACTTGGCGATGAGGATGCCACAAGGCTTCTCGAAGACAAGTGTGCATACCATGACGGTATATATTCATGATTACATTGTGAACCAATGCTTATATGAGTGGCTGATGATTGTTTATCCTGATGGTGCTGACAGGTTCTGGGCACTCGCTGAGGATAAGAAGCAGAAGATTAAGGAAGCAAGCAATCGGTCGGCTGGTAGGGCAAGAATTGCTTTGCATCCATTTTAAGGTTTTTGATTAAGATAAAGCAAGGGTAGCTATCCATCACGGACTGCTACCCTTTAGTTTTTATAATGAAAAAGAAAATTATTATCTAAGTTTGTTCTGTAATCTCTCTTGGAACTCAGCAGATAGACCGCTTATAGATTCGTTTGTGGCAAGATTGCCAATGAGTGCAACCCTGAAATATTTGTATGGAGAGCCAGCTATTCCTCTGAGATACTCGTTGACTGATGTTTTAATGAGATACCAGTCGAAGAGGTTATTACTTCCATACAAAACAATAGCACACTTGCCATTTATTTCTTTTCGGAAATATCCTCTTGCTATGCAAGTAAATATAGTCTTGTAAACCTCTTTGTCGCTTATAGTAAGAGGTCTGCTGCAAAGGAAATAAGGAGTGTTGGAATATGGTTCATCTACATATACATTAAGAATCTTGCCTTCCTTATTGGTAGCGTATGCCTCTGGGTATATGTTAACTCGTTTGTTGAACACATTCTTCATTGCTCCCCACATCTTACTCTTCAACGAATAAACGTAAGCGTATGCTTGGTTCGGGTTAAAGACAATGATACGATTATTGTAGTAGTCGTAAATCATATCAGCCGATTTAAGATAGTCCTTGAAACGGATATAACTTATCTCTCCTGACTCTGTTTCGTTGGTGGCTATAATCTGTTTAGCGTACTTCATTTCCATGAAGTTGAAAGGATAGCCATCAAGCTGGTCTGTAATACAGATAGAATTTCTTCCTTGCTGCATCATGATACCTCTATTGGTTGGATAGAGTACCGCATCATCTATCTGCAATATTCCGTTTGGGTTGGAACAGATTTCTCGGTTGGCTGGTTGGCGAGCCACATAGGTTCCTTCTCCACTCAACATCAACACCCATACTCCTTCATCTGTAAAAGCGTAGAGTGGAGCTTCACCAAACTGACCTTCGCTGATTGGTCGGGTGTTAGCTGCCAGTGCTGAGATAATAGATGAACCTACTTGTACGCTATTCTTTGCAGGGAAGACTAAAGGATTCTCAGCTTCGCTGACCTTGATTAGGGAAGCAAGTTGTTCTATTTTCGCTCCATCGGAATCGCATTTTTGGGAAGCTTCATCGTAAAAATTGCTTGATGTTGAAGTAAAGGTGTCTCCTTGCCTTCTTGTTAATACACCTCCTTTATTTGAGAGTTCGTATTTTTGCATAAAAGAGAATATTCCATTCTCAGCATTAAATATATAATACGACATACCAAATGTTTCTGATTGGTGAAGGTTGATGTTTCTAAATCCAATCTCGTCCATGAGCTTGCCTTTGTGTTTGATGTATAATTTGACACTTTTTGCATCTTGAAATGGAACTACAAATATAGGATTTAAAGGGTATTGCACAGTTGCCTTATAGTAATACTTGTTATCAATGATAGCAATAACCTCCGCTGTATCAGAACTCTGTTTTTCAAGGTCGTACCAACCTTCGTCTGTCAAAGGAACATCCATATAATTTCCAAGTATCGTGTTTATTTTCTCAACAGGGAAAGAAGTGCCTGATGAGTTGAGTTCAAATTTATATATTGGGTTTGGTGAAAATATGTCGTTGATGTAGTTTTGTATGTTAGCCAAGTGAAGTCTATTGTTGTATGCTATAGCACAAGAACCACCAATAGAGGTTCGCCCCATGTCTGCAAGCGACAAAGATTCTTCTGTTCCCTGCACATTCAACAAATCAATGTCTTTTCCAAGGTCTTCCTTTGTTATATAAACGGAATGATAAAAGGTAAGGTTATCAAATTCCCTGTATAATGAAGACTTCTTTAAACGTTCAAATGTAATAGTACCTTTTCTCTTTTTTAAATTATTAACCGTTTCTGTTGATGTTGCGTCATACCCTTTATCTAAGTAAAGAAAATCAGTTCCTTTTGTTAGGAAAACATCTACTCCTTGAACAAAATCTTCTATACCAGTTAGGTCGAGTTGAACATTTATCCGATGTCTGTGAATATAGCCGCTGGCACGAACAAATTTATAGTATTCTGTATTTTTTATTGTCTCTTTGTCTGCGTTGTAATAAAAGCTGTTATTTAGATTATCCTTTGGACAAAGAACGAACAAGTTTGAAATGTTACTATAAGTTCCATCGTATAGCCTCAAAGCAACTACTCCAAATACTAAATATTTGAAGTAAGTATTACCATTTTCACTCATAGCCTTATTAATCATTGAGTCAATGGCATTCCAAATTGTTTTAGTTCCATTTGGTTTGGTTCCTTCAAAAATCAAATTATCGTAATCTTGCGAACCAAAAGATGATGTCCAAAAGCAACCTTGAAAATCATCGCCAAGTTGAGCTATGGCATCAACTTCAACTCCTGACGTGTTTGTTACGGAAAAAGTATAGTTGAATGCGTTCTTGTTAAAAATATTGTAAGAATCTTTATTCCAAAAAGCATAAAGTATGTTTTTGTCTCCTACAAAGCAGATAATATTTCCTATAGCAGTAACTGAGTTAACCTTGAAGTCTCCGAGGTTTAACTCATGAGGTGTTCCGTCTCCTCCCTTTTCTGTCCAGTACCATGAATAAGGAGAACTGTTAGTACAATTCACAATGTAGTGTGAATGATTTTTGTTTTCATGTGTCACATTATGTACGTACCTGATGGAACAGGAATCGTTTGGAAGCGTGATGTTCGGCTCTGCCACTACTGGCTGGTGGATAGGGTGTAGTGCCCCATCCTCGTTGATGAGGTTGAGGCAGGTTGCCAACTCCCCATCCTGGCAATCATAGTCGGATGGAGAGTTGGTGAGTCCTTTGAAAATTACTTCTTGTCTTGTTGCCATGTGCTTGAATTTAAGTTTGGTCGCATGATTTCGTAGTATGGCTCGCCTTTGCCTGACTTGCGTGGAATACAGGTCAGGCGAACCGCTCTATTGAGCGGAAGATTGTAATCATCAAGGATGGCGGTGATGGAAGGAAGGTCACTTCGGAATCCAACCTTCTTATGCTCCTGATTGAATTGAAGCTGAGTGAAGGCGGTGTTTGACTTGCGAAGTTCTTCCCAGTCCTCACGCATACAGAATCCGTATGTTCTTCTGTCTGATAACCTGAACACGAAGACAGAGTAATCTGTTCGCTCCTTCTGCATGATATGGTCGTAGATACCCTTGGAGAGTGTGACAGAGTTCGCTCTTCCGTCCAGTATCACAAAATTGTTGCGATGCCTGAAACCATTGACTTTATCTATTATATATTTGAATTTCATTTCACAAAAATAATAAGTAAATTGATAAGATATGTATTATCTATTAACTTTATCTCCGATACTACTTATTTGCCAGTTCCTTCGCTTCTTCAAGTGATACTGGCTTTCCGCTAAGAGGAATACGGAAGTCGAACTTGGAACGGAAGGAGTAGTAGCCTACGAAATCGAAGCTCTGTTTCATTCTCTCATCGGTGGTGATGTACTTCTTGTAAGCCTTCACCTCCTTCTCTGAGCGGTAGATAGAAGAGTTGACGAAGTAAGAACTGGTTCCCTTGTTTGCGATAACTGCAATAAAGAACTGCTTGCCAAGGAATTTCTCCTTGATACGTTGGATAATTGAGATTTTCTTTGTATTCATATTGTAAATCTGATTAATTATTATGATGAGTGCAGATAGGCTGCACTATACTATTCCGCAAGATACGATACAATCTTCTTTGTTGACACCTCGATAGTATTCACATCGCTGGCAAGCAAGACTACCTACCATTATGATTTCGTGAGTGTATCTGTCTTGTATGGCGAAAGGGCATGGAGTGGTGTATTCAAAGTGTCCACCGATAAACTCGTTGACGTTATATTTTGGATATTTCATTTGGTTTGTATAAATCAAGATTTTTATAGTGTTTTCTTGTAAATGTGAAAAAGTTTGTATTAGTTCTGCCACATGACTTTGGCTCAGGGCAGAATCCTCTGTAAACGCATTGAGGAACGCAAGCGGATGCAAGATAAGGCTCTATTTGAACCAACTCGTCAATTACCTTATACCATACCTCTCTTGTTTCCTTGGATGCCTTGTTGCATAGTCTTAGCTTAGAAATGTTGATAATCTCCTGAGCGTTGAGGGATAGCTGCAAGTTGACCAAATCATCCTGTCGCATATCGTGGCGAGATACATTTGAACCAGTAATATCTGGTCTTGATGTAGAAACGAATGGCTGAGCATGGACGTGGCGAACAAAGTGGTTGCTCACCCAGTATGGTATGCCGTACATCTTAATATCGAACTCCAATTCTCTGAGCGGTGAATGCTCGCTGAGAATCATCTGTTTCTTGAACTCATCGCTTGGCTCACGTCCTAACGACTTCTTGCCTTGCGTAAACCGAGCGGCATCTACAACACGCTGCCAGTCGGTTACTCTTGTGATTTCTATTTTCATTATTCTATTTTGCAAATTATCTTATTAACATTACATACTTGACTGTTACCTTTGTCTGACAAGAATATGGTAATTGTTCCATGGCTCTTGCTTTTCGAGCCTTTCTTGCATTCTATTGGTATTGTTCTATAGCCATTAGCAACAATCATACAGGTGTCCTGATAATCATTGCTAATCACGATATGCTTATGTTCGGCTTCTGTCTTGCCAGTGCAACCAGCAAGTAATATCGCATACGCTAATAATAGTTTTTTCATACGCTACTTCTTTTTATGGCAAGGACAGCTTTCTGCGTGAATTACACAAACTCCGTGTTTCGTGTCCACAAGCAGATAGTCATGCCCATTATTAGTAAATACTGTTGTACTAAATTCTTTTGCTGGTTCTTTTCTATTAGCCAATGAACAAACACCTTCAAAAGTCAACGCTCCTACAAGCAAACACAAGACAAACCAAACGGCTGACTTGATTAAGTTTAAAATCTTATTCTTCATATACTCATGCTTCATTTCTCACATTCCTTTCTATTGAACTTATTGCCTACAACTTTCCATTTCTTGAACAATACCAAGAAAGAGACATCTCTGTCTTGGCATTCATCTTCATTCATCGGAACAAAGCCTAATACGCAATCAAACCAAGTTACCGTTCTCTTCTCAAATGGGAACTCTGGATTTTCGATAATGTCTCCTTCCCACACCTCTTCCGCATAAAAATCTTTCAATCCTGTGAACTGGCAGACTGTAGAAGGGTCAACCTGATAAGCGGGATTTCTGTTTAACTTGCTTTCTTTCTGACGATTCTCAATGATGTAAGTGTTGTCATTCTCCTCGTAGAAATAGCCTTTTATCCATTCTCCGTTGTCAAGACGTTTAGCCTTGAACTTGATATTTTCTATTTTCATAAGCTATAATTCTTCTTTTTCAAATTCACTCTTTGGAACACGATAACAAACTGCTTTTCCATAAAAACACTCTACACCTTTTAATGGTAGTGACTTTTCTAAAATATTATGTACCTTTGTGCCTTTTCTAACACTAATAGCTATATAATCATAGCTATTATTTAACATCAATAGCGAGTTATTTGTCATATACACCTTGCCCTTCTTGGAAAGATTACTATGATTGATTGCAGGCTGGTAGTACAATCCACTAGCCTTATGTCTGATTCTGTAAGGTTTTGTCATAACTATTCCTCCTCTTTTATATAAGGACAAACGACTACCTTTCGATAGTACTTACATTTATCCTTGTAATCACAAAAATCACATAAACAATACGCCATAACTATTCCTCCACTTTTACACCGAATGGAGTACCATCGGCAAAGATATAATCTTCAAATACTTTCTTATAGCTAAAAGGAGTTTCATTTAATCCAATTACTACTTGATTTGCAATACATTTAAGTATGTAATACCCACTTTCTGTATCTTTCATCTTCACCTACCCAAACGGCTGATGCTTCAGCATTTCTGCCCAGCATTCTTCTGCATCCTTGAATGGGCGATACTTTGGTTCTGGCTTGATGCGGTAAAGGTTTGGAGCACAGTTAAAATGTGGTAGTATAGCAGTTATCCACATTCTTTTAGTCTTGTCAAAAATTTCAATTTCTTTTCCTTCTGCGTATGCCTTAATTATCGGCAATAGCTGTTTTACATCTTCTCTTGTCATACTCAATCCTCCTTATAAGGTGATGCATCTTCATTGTCTTGTATTAAACCACATTCTTTGAAGACTACTCCGAAGCCAAATTCTCTATCTGAGTCAGGAATTATTTCTTCTACAGTGTCTATGTAATCGCCACAACTAATATGAACAATAGCTTTATCTCCAATTTTTAGACTATGTAAATCTATCATATTCTCTTCTTTTTACCCTCTCCCTGTTGCCAAGGAGAGGATAGTTAGTTACTTCTGAACTTCAACAAACTTTCCGTTTTTAAGTTGATACCAAGTATCAGCCTTGATGTTTTCTCCGTCAACGTACTCTGTCTTAACGCATACTGGAACATTATGATTTTTCTCATCGCTCCATTTCCACTCTGCCAGCGTTATCCATGAGCCAACTTTCGCTTTTGCTATTGAACAGTTTCCAGCACACATAATAATGGAATCTTCTCCAGTGCTATCAATCTTAGCAGAGTCACCGCTTGAACCAATCTTAGCATAGTAACCGCTTGAACCAATCTTAGCAGAGTCACCGCTTGAACCAATCTTAGCAGAGTCACCGCTTGAACCAATCTGAGCAGAGTCACCGCTTGAACCAATCTTAGCAGAGTCACCGCTTGAACCAATCTTAGCAGAGTAACCGCTTGAACCAATCTGAGCAGAGTCACCGCTTGAACCAATCTTAGCAGAGTAACCGCTT